CTCTAACTAAGTACCTAAAGAACTTCACAGGTGATGTTAAAGTAGATAGTGGAGATATAGTCACAATGACTTGCGGTAATAGTAAAGTCTCACAACCTCTTGTTGTTAATCATCCTAACATGGATGCTATCAATCGTATGGGTCAATATGTTATAGATACTCGCTTTGAAGAAGCATTAGAAACCTTGCCGGAGTTTAACAAGTCAAAGTTTGAAGGTGCGTTTCAGTTAGACTCTAATACATTTAGTGAGACTATGAAACTTTGTGAGTTAATAGGTAGTGGTGTTTATCATCTCAACTATGAACATGACAAGAATAAGTTATCTATGTCTAGTTCTACTAACAATACAAACAAGTTTGAGACTTCTATTGAGTTAGAAGGCAACATTGGAGAATCAGCAACGCTAGATTTCTCTAGCCCTATTCATGTATTGTTTGACAATGAAATGATTAACTTCTATGTGAAAGATGATTTCCCGATGTTATTAATGTCGGAAAACAAATTAGTAATTAAAGCACCACACTTAGCAAACTGAGGAATATAAATGATAATAAGTAATAAAAATGGAAATGTAATATATAAATCTTGGAGAGAAAACGGAGTAAAGAAAAGCGAAGAAGTAGAGTTTAGACCGTACTTCTATGTTTCAGTAGAAGAACCCGAAATAACTCATTATCCTGTTAGTAAGTATGCTAGAGGAGAGTTCAAGTATGAAGAAGGAGACTGGGTTAGTTTAGAAGGCTATAAGTTAAAGCGGGTATATGTTCAAAAGTCATTTGATATATACAAAGCAAGACAGCATTTTAGTAAAACATATGAGGCTGATGTGCCTTATACATTTAGATATGCTGTTGATGAGATAGATGAAATGCCCGAATACAATATGCGTAAGTGGTATTGGGATATGGAATGGCAACAAGGTGGTGAACATGATAATTGCATTACTACTATTGTAATGTATGATAATTATGATAAAGAATACTATCAGTGGGCATGGTTTCCTAATGATATAAACACAGGTGGTGTCTACTTTCATGACAAAGAGCGTGTCTTTGGTAACGAAAAAGATATGATTGAAAACTTCATGGGAACTATGATTGCTAAAGACCCCGATATGTTAATTGCATGGTTTGGTCTTAAGTTCGACTTACCTAAGTTATTAGATAGAGCATGTGCTTTAGGATTGAACCCTTTAGTTATGTCTCCTTATCATAAAATAGATGGAGTCAAGCAACTTAAGGATAGTTGTAGTTTCAAAAGACAAGATGGTTATTCACCAATTGAACAACCTATTGGTGGTAGATTAACACTCAACTTAGACTTAGCATTTGAAAGACAATGGAATGATTCACAAAGAGGAACATTACCATCATTAAGTCTTGACTATGTTTCTAAGTTATTGTTTGATGAAGGTAAAGTAATGGACACTAAGTTTGAAGACCCTAATGAATTCTATCGTAGAGCATGGCTAGAAGATACAGAAGCATATCTAAATTATGCTATTGTAGATGTAGAGTTATTAGTTAAGATAGACGAGAAGAACTATTGTAGTGAAGCAATACTATCTTTACAACGACTACTAAAAGCACCATTCAAAGGTTGCTTCTATGCTTCGCATATGGGTTCAGTCTACTTTATGAGAAACGCTTGGTGGAAAGCACCAACAGGTATCAAAAGTGCTGATAGAAAAGAATACGAAGGGGCAATGATTTATGACCCACTTAGCGAAGATACTAACGGACTACATCTTAATGTGGCGGCGTTTGACTTTGCCGGTCTATATCCTTCGATGATGGTTGCTAGAAATATATCTTGGGAAACTAAGAGTGAAACTCCAACTGAGTTTGGAGTTAATATCTTAACACCGAGAGATTTCAGCGAACCGTTGGGAGATAGAATGTATTATTACAAGACTGATGAGTTAGGTCTGTTGCCTAAAGCAGTTCTTGAATTGAAAGAGTTAAGAAACGATTACAAGAAAAGAATGAAGAACTCCGAAGGTGATGAATATGTTAAGTGGCATAACAATCAAATGGCTGTTAAAAGATTGATGGCTTCTTTCTATGGCGTACTGGCCTACCAAGGGTTTGGTTGGGCTGATGTAGACTTAGCCGCTAGTATTACTGCAAGTGCAAGAGAGGCTATTAGATTAGCAGCGTTTAAGGCGAAGGAGATGGAATTATGACAACATTTCAAGGATTACCTTTTAAAGAACTTAAAAAAGGAGAAATGGATATTTTTGGTAGAGAAATTACCCGTATAAAAAGAGGCGTTTCAAGTATTAAGTTTTGTAAAATTATAGATTATTGGAATGATTCTCTATTATCTCATATCTTTAACCGAAGTTATGAATATGATGTTGTTAATTTTAAAGAAGATGACATTAAAATAGGTTGCATGGCTTGTGGTAGTGCTTCTAATGTTGGTGATAACAAATTAGAAAGAGCGCATATTTTAGCAAAATGTATTCAAGGCTCGGATAATATTTCTAATCTTCATGTGTTATGCAAAACTTGTCATAAAGAGAGTGAGAATTTAAACGGGGTAATATATTGGTCGTGGTTAAGTAATAAAGCACCGCTATTCAATCATGGCATGTTCACAGAAACAGAACAAGACTATTCTGGTAAAGATAAACATGGGTTTTATCAAATGGAATATGACACTATTTCTAAAATAGAAAATAACACTATAAACATTAAAAATTATTTTGCTTCTAAAGAAAGATTTAACAACACAGAATTACACCACTCAATGTTGCTTAAGGATATTACTAAGCAATTATTCATAAAAGAATTTATTTGTAAACAAAGCAATCTTACAGAAACAGATGTTGAAGAAATAATGAAAATTGATGAGTATTTTAATTGGTTTAAGGAGATGAAAATATGAAATGTAAAACACCATTAAGATGTAGGCCGGAATTTGAGGGTAAGTTTCATTGTAAAAGATGTGCAGAAGAATTAAAAATGAGGAATAAAAATGAGTATAACAACAGTATGTAGAGAATGCGGAGAAACTTTTAGAAAGTTTTCTCTCAAATCAAGAGAAAAGATATGTTTTGATTGTAAAGGAAGTAAAGGAAGAAATAGATATAAAGTTATGACTAATAATACTTTAGATGCTATCGGGACTATAGAAAGTTTAGATAAAAAGGTTGCAGAACTAACAACTTCTATTGATGTATTACATAGCACGATTGGGGTTGAAGTTCAACATCAAATAACTAAAGGTCTTGAGCCGATTATAGAAAAACTAATTGATAAGAAACTTAGTGAATTAAAAGACATTGTAATATCTTCGATGACAAAGGCACAGAAGACACAAAAAGAAGTTAAGGAACTAACTAAACTAGTAAAGGGATATAAGAGTTCTAACACATTAATGAAAAACAAAATTAAGAAGTTTGAGGAGAGATTTGCCAATGAATAAATTTTTTGAGAAATGGATAATAGAAGCAGTAAGTGAACTAGAAGGCGAGTTTACTGTAGCGGATGTATTAGATACTATAATACGACGGAGAGGAACTAGCATGTATATTGGTAATACGCAAGCCATTGGTTCTCTTCTTTGTAAAAGAGAAGACCTAGTAACTAGATTAGGTGACGGTTACTATAGGAGGAATAAAGAATGAAATACACAAAGTACATAACAACTAAAGTAGAATACGATAGTGAAGAAACATGGGAAGAAACAGAAAAAGACATTAAAGATATAATAGAAATGCTAACCAACTTGAAGCGTAGAGCAACTATTATTGAAATAAAACAAGGAGCAGATGGTCATGGAGAGTGACGACATCTTCAAGTGTGATTCTTACACCACTAAGGGAGAGCCGTGTAGGAGTTTAACTCATATAATGATACCAAGCAAAAACGGAGAGCCGCCTAGTAAAATTAGATGTAATTTTTGCCACATGCACTGTCCCCACCATGAGCAGTTCCAAGAAATGAAAGAAACTTTAATTGCGTTAGTTTCTATTCTTTTTGGAATAAAGGGTAGTAGAAGTATATTCAATAGCATTTGGATGCTTTCTCCTGCCACAGAATACTCTCATGTGGACTATAGTAGTTTTATGGAATCATGTGTTGATTTAATAGAACACTTAAAGAAAATAAAAAAAGAGGTAGATAGTCATGTCAATGATGGACAAGACTAATGAACTGCTAGAAGACTTACTTGCTATGATAGCAAGAAGCAATAAGATATTGATGATGGTAAATATCGTGAACATCATAACCATCATAACCATAGTAACGGTGATAATATGAATGAAGAAGAAAGAAATGAAATAATGAATATGAAAAGAGAAATAGAAGAATTGCAGAATAAGGTTAGAGGACTCAACATTGAGTTAGATGACATGGAACAACAACTACAGGATGCTAATAAAGTAGGAAAAGCAGTATTAGAAATACAAGAATTCCTAACAAAGAAATCTAACGGCTACGATGTTGACTACTTTCCTTATGCGAAGATAACAAAGTGAGTAATATGAAAGTAGTTTACGGACACACTGATTCAATCTATGTGCAAATAGATTCTGTTGAGAAAGCAGAAGAAGCAATTAAAGAGATTGAGTCTAGTGTAAGAGAACACTTCCCTAATGTTATGGGATTAGAACAACACCCTGTTGTATTAGAGTTTGAAAAATACTACTCAGCACTAGGTGTTGGCACAACTAAGAATAGAAACGCAGGTATGATTACATGGAAGGATGGAGATTGGTTAGACGAACCGGAGTTTGTTATGACAGGCTTTACTGCTAAGAGAGTTAGTGAAACTAAACTCGCTAAGGGTGTTCAAACAGATGTATTGACTATGTGGGTGAACGAAAAACCTATGACAGAAATCAACAAGTATCTACATGATAAATACAATGCTGTGATAAATGGAAATATCCCTATTGATAATATTATCAAAAGAAGTAGACTTAGGGAAGATAGATTTACTGTTAAGTGTAAAGGTTGTAATAAGAAACACGATTTACATGGTTGTCTTGCCATAAGATGGTGTTTAAAATGTGGTGAAGATACTGCTAAGTTTACTACACTGGAAGGAAGAAGACCATCAATAGGTTCGGGGGTTGCAGGAGTTGTTCATGCTAAACAGAATGGCATTAACTTTGATGATTCTTACCTGTATCTAAAAGTAAAGTCTAACGAAACATATACTAACCCACTTACTAAAGAAGTAAGAACTGTAGAGTATGTCTCAGGTTCACGCTATCTTGATTTTGATAGTTATACGCCCGACTATCATCACTACGCCGACCAAGTAATAAAGAAGGCAGAACCAATTTATAAGGCTATGAGTTGGGATTTGTCTAACATTAAAACGGGTAAGATACAAACTAAATTGGAGGAATGGTTTTGAATAACGATGAAAAATATGATATAAAAATAAAAGCAATGGATGAATATACCTATAAATGGCAACCGGATAATTACGATGACCCTACACAACCTATATTGAAGATTACCAAATCTTCTCTAGGTTCGTTTGATTGGTGTCCCAAGAAATATAACTTTAGTTATGTTCAAAGACTACCACAAGACCAAACAGAAGCAATGCGTAAAGGTACAATTCTCCATGTCCATAGAGAAAACTTCTTTGATGATTTCGATATTAAGAAAGCAGAACATATGTCGGCTGATGAAGTGCATGAGTATTGTGCTAGTCTAACTCCTATTGATGAGTATTTTGATATATCTATGACGGTAGCGGCATTTGAAGCAGAACGATTCTTAGAAGCAAAAGCCGATGACAAGGTGCATGAGTATTTGCCTGTATGCAATGAAGGTTTATTTGACGCTGAGATAACAATAGAAGCAGATATTAATCCTAAGTTTCCTTTGCGTAGAGATTACAAGATACACATTCAAGGTATTATAGATAGAATCTTTATGGAGAATGGTGGCTATGTTCCCTTTGAATATAAAACAGGAGCATGGAAAGACTACAAGGCAACTGCTATGAGAAAAGAAATGGCCTTCTATCAATTACTTATTGAGAATGCTGAAGATGAAGTTCTAATCAAAAATGGATTAGAGCCTAATGTTCCTGTAACTCATTGGGGTTGGTACTACCCTGCTTCTAACTATGCCTTTGCTGAAAAGGTAAAGGCTAGAAATCTAAAGTCAGTCTATAAGAACATAGCCAAGTTAATTTGGCACTATGAAAATGAAACATATCCAACTAAGTTTTTCTTTAAGACCTGTTCTCATTGTAGTTTCTTTAGTTTGTGTGATGCGGCTGAAGAGGATTCGTGGGTGTGATATTATGAATTATAAATTTAACAGTGGAGATATAGAAGTAAAGTTTGCTAAGTCGCCTAATGGTCAAAGGTATGCTAGAGTATATCTAAAACCCAACGACGCTACTAAAACAATTCCGCTATTTAGCGAAGTTAGTGGTTGGGTTAAGACACAAAAATTAGAAGGTAAAGAATGCGAACATACAATTATGTTAAGCAGAAACTACAATCCTTACATTATTGTTTTCAAGAAGGTGCAACTATGAATGACTCAATAGATAAAATAGCAATAGACGCTATAACAATCATACAACATTTAGGTCAATATGAATTGGCAGAACTATTAATGAATAGATATGAAAAGGTGATAAAATGAATGATATAATAAAACAGAAAGTATTAGCGAAGAACTGGACATTTAATGAAATATCCAATTTGAAAGAAACAATAGAGAGTCTTGCCGGTAACATATACGGTGAGATGAAACTGACTGAAAGGTTTGATTTAATTAGAGAAATTAGAATTAAAGAAGCCTATGTCGGTCATGTCTTTGAAGATGTAATGAGAGAAACTGTTATGATTACTCTTAGAGCAGAAGTAGCAGATACAGTAAGAAATATGTTAAATAACGCAACAGTTAATTTTGGTGGTAATAAAAATGAAATTTCCGAGAGAAGTGTGGTCGGGGAGTCAAATGAAGAACGCTCCCCCGCTACCGAGAAGAATAGTAAGAAGTAAAGAACAATACTTGAGTTATGTCAAGGCACAGAATAATAGAACTAATGTTTACACTAGTGTTTATGATTTTGCTGAGTTTGCAGAAAAGGCCAAGATAGATTCAACAGTTATACTGGATAGAATCTTTCTTGACTTTGATGCTCATGGAGAAAGTATCGAGAAGGCGTGGAGAGATGTCAAAGTCGTTATGGCTAATGTTATTGATAATGATTATCAACATACTCTTTTCTTTTCCGGTAGAGGCTTTCACTTGTTTGTTTTTGGTGAAGTCACAGACACCATTAGAAACATACAAGTTTTCTTTAGAGAAATCAAAAACTATCTTATTAAAAGAGTCGGTAATGATATAACTCTTGATGATAGGGTTGGTCAAGCAACTAGACTTAGGAGAATACCTAATACAGTAAACATGAGTTCTAGGGATGAGAATGGTAATCCATACTTTTGCATACCGCTATTAGTTGATGATTTAGATAAAGATATTAATGAAATACTTGAGTTAGCAAAGCGACCTAGAAAGATAGCATTTAGAAAGAGTGGAAATACTTTAGCAGTATTCCCCGAAGCACCACCTATGCAACAAGTAAGTGGTGAAATAAGTGTTCCTAAAACAACAGGTAAATTACCAATGTTACCCTGCTTACACAATGCTATCATGACGGAGAATCCCTCTCATATGGCTAGAGCATATCTAGTATCATGGTATAGAGATTTATTATCCGGTTGTAATAATGTAGAAAGCACCGAAGACAAGAACAAAATACTGGATGCAATAGTAGAAGAAATAAAACATTTGGTAGAAACCAATGAAGAGATATGGTTAGACTGGGATGAAAGAGAAACTAGAAAACATGCGAGGTTTACTGTGCATGGTAATTATAATAGTCCACACTGTAAAACGGTATTGATACCTAATGGGTATTGTGTTGGTAAGTGTTGGAGATACCCCGAACATGCGGAGGAAGCATAATGTTAGTAATAGATAGTAGAGAAAAGAAAGGTTCTAAATTAGTAGAACTAGTAGAGAGTGAAGCATTAAAGATGAAGATACCCTATGAAAAGAAGTGGATTGAGATAGGTGATTATGTTTACGATGATGTATGTTTTGAGGCTAAGTCAGCACATGATTTTATTAGTTCAGTAATGAGTAAAAGAATGTGGACTCAGTTAGATAATATGGATAGACACTATCAAACTAATGTTGTTATTATTTATGGCAGTATAGATGAAGGTGTAAATCAATATAAGAAATACATTAGAACTGATAAAACCTTTACTAATGCACAACACGCTAATTGGTCTAATAAACTTAGGAATAAGTTTCTTGGGGCTATTGGTAGAATAACATTAGATACTGATGCTAAGGCATTTTGGGTAACTAGTGAAAAAGAAGCGGCTTTAATAATTGCTTCCATATGTAAAATGAAGCCAATTAAAAGAGAAACAATAAGGCCGGAGATATTCAAAAGAATATCTACAGACGATTTAAGAGTAGATTTACTCACAACAATTAAAGGCTTGTCAATAGACAAGGCTAATGCGCTGATGAAGCGACACGGTTCAATTATGGAAATAGGCGAACAAACAGAACAAGAACTTCAAGAAATGAATGGCATAGGTAAGACCTTAGCACGACGAATCTTGAATGTCTTACACTCCGAAAGGAAGGTGAAAATATGAATGAAGATGAAAATATAAATGAAGAATTTGAAATGAGCAAAGAAGAAGAAGAATACCTAAACAAAGTGGATGAGAATACTAAAATATTCAATACCAATCTACCAAGTTTCATAAGGCGTTTCCAAGAAGACGCAGTAAAGGTTTCTTTTAAAAATGACATACCTGCGGCACTAAGTTGCTTTGTATTGTTAGGACAGATTGTAAAGGACTTTGTGCAGATACCAAATGGTAGAAGTATAGAAGATAGTAGAGTGCATTTCTGTCAAATACAAACATCCGGTTCGGGTAAATCTACACTATGGAATTTTGTTGGGCCAGTATCTAAGAGACTATTTGAAAAAATAAATGACCCTCAAACTAATATCCATGTTATGGATTATAATGTTCCCCTTTCTACCGATGAAGACGGTAACGAAGAAAACGGAACTAAGAAGTTCGATGTTATGTCTACTACTGAATATACTGATGCTGCATTAATAGGTGGCTTTGAAGAGGTATTTGCGGATGTTCCTGTTAAGGATAATGCGGGTCATTTAATTAAAGTAGATGAAAATGGTAGAGAAGTTCGTCACGGTCAAGAAGGTTATGATAATGCTCATCAAAAGACTAAAAGAGAATTAACTTGGGTTAGAGAAGCCGGTTTATTAGAAGGTAGTGGCATAGCACATTGGGATGAGTTTGAATACTCCGGTATCTTCAAGCAAAGTCAAAACAAAGAACAAGCAATTGTCTATCTAAATACCCTAATGAATACATTGGCCGGAGAATCTTGGGTCATCAGTAAGAAACTAAAGCGTGGAGAAATGATGGAATGTTTCTGTGAGCGTTCTATTCTAGCCATGACTTATCCACCGGAAAAGTTGGTCAAGGTTGTTGCTAACAAAGGTGTCTTACAAAGAATGATTCTATTTATTTGGGATGTTCCCGAACCCATACTAGACAAAATGAGAAGAATGCAGATTAGTAAAGCAGGACAATTAGAAGAAATAGAGCAACCTATTGATGAGTTTGCTGATGAGTTCTTTGAGATTTACCAATGTGTTAAAGAACGATTCGAGGAAGTTGGGAAAGACCCACTGAAGACTATGAAGTTTACTAAAGACTTTACACAAACTCTACTGCTCGAATACGAAACTATGCAGGAGTTTATTCAAGATACTGCTCCTGCTGTTAGAAAGATTGCTTCAAACTTTACAACTAGAATGCTTAAGATTCTAATTAAAATGGCAGTTCTTTGTTCTATTGCAGAAGCAAAGTTTGTTACCAATAAACAAAAGAGATTTATTGTTAGCGGTAGAAATGTTAGACAGGCCGGAAACATAGTGCGACAATGTTATAACACATTGGTATTATGGTTAGAACGAAGCCTAAAGGTTAGTAGGAGGACTGGAACACAAACTCAATCACCTAATGAACAGATGTTTTTAGAGGCGATTAAAGCCTTTAAGAAAGACAATGAAGGGTTCTTTAGCAAGAAAGAAGTAATCAAAGAATTACAGAAGTCTATGGCTAGAGCAACCATTCACAGATTATTCGGAAAGTATAAAACTAAAAATATGTTCGAGGAGAATAAGGTAGGGCGTTCAGTCTATTTGAAATTGAAGGAGGAAAAGAAATGAAGTACGAAAATACATATGTTGTTTTTGATGTAACGAAGGGGCCAAAAGTAATAATTGAAACATTAGATACTTATGGTGATGAAGGTTGGGAATGTTGTTCCATGCTAAGTATAGCAGGTGCAAACATTGTCGCTTTTCTAAAGAGAAGAATCGGAGCAGATGAACCAACAGTGGATGAAAATGCAGAAAAGATAAGTAAGTTATGGTCTAGTGATTAAGCATGTCGGTATTAGCACTAGACATTGAAACAAAGAATATGTCGCATGAAATAGGCGGCTTTGGGAATACCCATATGTTTCAAGTTTCAACAGTGGCTACTTGGGATGGTAATACAGGAACGGTCTATGTTGACGAGCCTGTAGATTCATTTGCTAAATCCGGTCATGTTGTTAAAAGTCTAGGTGAACTGAAGTATGATTTAGATGACCATCTATCTAAGGGTGGGAAGGTTTTAGGCCACAACATAGCGGTCTTTGACCTTCCCATACTTAGAGACTCTATGGATATATATTGTATTCATAAGTACATAGGTGATAAGAGTTATATTGATACTAGTAAGATATTGTTGAAAGAACACGGAGAAAGATTCCAACTTAAGAATCTTGTAAAGTGTACTATGGATGACTCTAAACTTATGGAGAGTGCTGATGCTCCTAGATTATGGAAGATGGGTCAATATGATGAAGTGGTTGAGTATTGTATGAAAGATACCCAATTAGTTTATGACCTTTGGCAGTATGGTAAGGAACACGGGATTGTGAAAGCCTTCTCGATAGAGAAAGAAGAATTTGTAGATTTGGAGGTGAATTGGTGATGAGTACAGCAGAAATGTTCGGTTTATTTATCTTTATGATTGTCTTAACGCTATTGTTTTTTGCCGCTTTTGGCGGTACTAACATAACAGAACAAAGTGTAGACGATTATATTAAAAGATTAATGGGTCAAACGGAAGATAAGAAATGAGTTTGAAACAGAAATGTCCTTATTGTAAGGACAAGACATTAGCGAAGAGAATCTTAGGATTCTATGTAGGTTCTAGTGAACAAGTTAAGTTATGGGAATGCCGTTCATGTAATGGTATTTGGTCAGTTAAAACAAAATGAAGGGGGAGTGGTTTAGGCCATTCCTCTTTCAATTTTTTTTTCAAAAAATTTTGAAAAGTTTTCTAAAAAACCTCGAAAACTTTCTGGATAGGCGAAAGTTATTCGTCGTTTGAATTTAAAATAATAAAGCCTAATGGCTTATCTTCAACAAATAATGCACTAACGGTTAAATAACCAATAGCGAAACTAAGCAGAAATAAGAAAGGTAGAAACATTTTACTAATTAGATGGAGGCAAACTTCCCCAAAAGCCAATATTATCACCATAGTTAGAATATCTATTTCTCATAAGCGTTTCATATTCAGTTGAGCCTAGAGAATTAGCACTAGTCCATGTATCAAACCACATTATATCCCATTGAGAACCTTGAGGGGGAATCCAAGTTTCTATGTCAGCCTGTATTAAAGTAAATCTATTATCTTTAGCACAATAAGGCCAAACTAAATCTATTACATCTTGTGAATTTTCTATAATTGTTACTGAATTAATATTAGGAGCATTGATTAAAAATTCATTTACCATTCCTATTCCTAAACCACCAACCAATACATCGCCTGTGGCAAAATCCCATAACCATTGATGTTCTCTATATTCTCCTTCGGAGTCTTGCATAATTGGCATAGGGCAATTAGAATCTAATAAAACACAATAGTTTGAATGAGATTCATCTTTCATTTGTAAATATATTTGCCATTGCCTATCAGTAGTTTGGTCTGTATAGTGTGCTACTTCAAAATTACCGGAAACTCCGGCAGGAATGTTTACTTGTATTCTTGTCAATAAATCACCTCAAATAAATTTCATTATGAACTCATGTATTACAGTATGGGTAGAACCCCCTGCATCTGCATCTACTGTAAATGTAAATGATATTGTGTCATTAGCGGCAGGGAATGTAGGTGAACCTCTACCTCCACCCCATCGCAAAGAGTAAAGATAGAAACCACTACCATTTGATTTATTCAAATCAGCATAAATTCCTTGAGGAACAAACGATGGATTTGAATTTATATCAACGCTGTGACCATCAACTAATGTATTATCTTGGTCATGTTCGTTAGTGTCCGACAGTTCTCCCGTCTGCTGAACGGTCACACCATTACTTAAAGAAGTAGTAACACTACTAGGAGTTTGCCAATGAATATTACTTAGACTTCCTAAGTTTCCTTGTCTAACATACCCACCGAAAAAGAAAACCATTTCAAATGTTGCTTGTATGTTATATGAACCTTGAACTTCCGAAGTTCTAACATGAGCAGTTTGTGTAGTTCTTGTAGGACTTGAAGCCGTTCCATAAGAAGATTGACCCCCATTTGTTCCCGAAGTTCCATCTGCAAAATCAATATAAATTCCCCTTAGAGCGCCACCGCCACCCGCAGTTCTATTAAAATGATGTAATGCTCCGGTCATAGCGTTATTAGCACCACTTGAGGCATCAACCGCTATAGTAAAAGGAACTGAACTTCCTCCGCCACCGCCGCCACCACCACCGCCAGTAGCAGGAAATTGTGTATAGGTGTTAATCATATGAATAGGAATAGTATCACGCCCTATAACCATATAGTGTAACTTTTAATCCTTTACCTGCGGCTGTTGAACCTATTTGGTCTATATCAAAAGTAATTAAAGCATCATTGGCTAAGGCAGTATCATCAATACCTGCGGCATTTGCCGATGTTGCACCTATAGCAATAGTTGGGCGATTAGATTGAGTTGAAAAAATTGTGCTACCTGCTTCATTAATGTCTACAAGAATAGTTGCGCCAGTAGGAGCAGTTGTGCAGTTTGCTTTAACTGCGGTTAATGTCATAGCAAACGGCATATGAAAACTCGCTTTACCATTTCCCGTGGTTAAATCAGTAGTCTCATCCGATAAAGCCACAATAAAAACTTCTTCTGTGACTTTTACATCTGTTCCTGCACCATTAATAAAATGTAAATGATTATCAGCGTTAGTGTATAGTTGCCCTCTATCAGCAGTATTTGAAGGGGCTGATATTTCATCTAAGGATATAGCACCTTCTACTGTTAATATTGCATTAGCATCATTAGAGTTAGTTCCGATACCAACATTATCATTACCTCCATCTACAAATAACATATTAGCATTACCGTTAGATTCAATTCTAAAATTCATATCTTTTGATTGGTCGTTGAAAACAAATCCGTCCGAGCCACTTAGTCTTAAAATTTCTGTATTATCTGTTCCGCCTTTTGCGACCGAAAATAAGAATCGGCCATCTTCTGTTCCTCCTGTTTCATCATGAACATCTACAAACACGCTACCGTAAGTATGAGTAGCCCCTCCATCATCTAAAGCCTTAAATTTAATATGCCCTATATCTTGAGAGGCTGCGGCAGTTCCCGTTCTTTGAAAAATTATTTCCGATTCGAATCCCGTTCCTGTATTTTCTATTTTAATAGTGGGAGATGCGGCATCCGCAGACTTTAGATGTAGCATTGAATCGGGGGCAGTTTCACCAATACCGACTCTTGATGTAGAACCATCAATTCTCATTACTTCGGTTGGTGTTCCTCCATCATTTACTTTAAAAATAATATCCTTATCCGATACTTTGTTTTCTATTGTAGTATCTCCGGCACTTGCACTTATTGACATGGCCTCCGTATAAGCCGAAGTTCCATATCCAATACTTACATTGTTAGCAACTTTACCTGTTGTTAAGAATTGAACATTCATGGCATTGAAACCGTTAGTGCTACTAGTTCCTGTGTAGGTTAATACTGCAATTATTGTATCTCCTTCTGTATAAGGAGGTATTGCATTTTGAGTAGAACTACCATGTTTTCTTATTTGTAATATGGGGGTTGGATTCCATTGACTACTATGCGCCGCCACACAAGTTGCTTCATCTGTATGCGCTCCTGTGCCACAAGTTCCAATATCGGCAACTAATAGATGGTGAGTGTGTTGTGTTGCTTGAAAACTAGTAGCAGTAAAATTAGCAGTTGCTACTGTATGTAAAGCACCATCACGGAATATTTTACCTGCTGCAACAACAACAACATTTCCACCATCACCGCTTCCGCTATGTGCCGATTGAGTAATGTCAAAATCAGTAGCAGAACCTTTCACCACATAGTTTCCTTTTATTCCTAAACTCAATGCTTTGATTAATCCTGTATGTGGAAAATCTACTGCGTCTGTTATTTGTGCTATTGATGTGTCGTTATTATCTACTGTTGCGTAATGGTGTGGNTTATGTTCATTTGTCATTCTACTCTACCTCTAAAAATATAAAAAATTCTAATGTATCAGTTGAAGAAAATGGCCCAATGCCATCAAAGTTTTCTCTAAATAACATATTAGAACTCGAATCAAAAACTCCTATTTCTCTAATAACTTGTCCTGTCATAGCGGCAGTTGAACCCGACATTGTTATTTTTACTTGAACAACATTAGCATCGGATTGAGTTGCAGTAACAGAAGTAGTGGCTACTAAAGGAACATCCAAATCAGTTTGTGATGAATAAGTGGAATTTCCGCCTAAACCAACTTTGCCATTATTCACTAGGCTAGCCAAATGAGTAGCCAGTAAATTCTGTAGTTTTTCAGTTATCAAAATTCTTCCTCCAAAATCGTAGTGAATGTGGTCGTACTTATATTCAATGCGTTAGTGTTCGTATTTAGCGTTTGCGAATTTGCACTACTAGTTCCTAATGTAAAAGCACCCGCAGGTACGCTTTTATTCCTAGCAAGTATTTTCATCGCTTTTATTTTTATGTTTTTTAGGAAATCAAAAGAAACTTCACTGTTGTTAAATGAATCTTCTCTAACTTTATTATTTATGGCACTATCCGCTATAGCCATTTCTGCAAATCTATCCTCTAACCCTTTAGTATAACTTCCTAATTCTAAGTCCATAGTTCCACTAAGATTGTGTTGTATTTCCAACACCATAAACTCGGTTCTAGGTATATTTTCTTGGGCTATTTCTACGGTAACGACATCTCCTACTCTAAGATGAGAAATACCCTTATGCCCTACATTTAATTTTAATCCAAAACTATCATCGTTGTGTATTCTCAATAGTTCTGTGGCTCTTTTATCCACATCGCTTTGATTAATCATTTCGTTTTCAAAAACTTGTAGGGTCTTTCTTCCTTTTCTTTTGATGCTCCTAAGTTCCTTTCTAGTGGCTTTATGGTTTCTACCAAAAACCTGTATTTCATTAAATAAATCAAATTGGCTTTTTTCTTTAGAGTAAGAAAATATCTGTGTGTCGCTGTTTTCTGTAGTGAAAACTATTTGTGGGAAAAAATTAGACCCATTTTTATTATCTATTGTAAAAGCACTATTGTCTTCAATTAATATTTTATCTTTTTTATTCATTAAGAATTTTATTGCTGAAAACAAATCTACTCCATTAAAGTTCGGAGCAACGAAATAAGGATAATCTATGGGGTTAGGTAAGTCAAAATCTATTTCATTTTCTTCTAAAAGTTCGTTTATTAATCCATCGACTTCTTTAACAATACTTACCGATGAACCTATCAATGCTCTTTTTCCTACACTTTCTGTTTTTTCTACAGTTAATTCTAGTGTCTCCGAAACAGAAACAACTCCTAACATTTCTTTTTGTTCGGTTAGAGACATATAAAAGCCAATATCGTCTCCGTTATCTTGTAAAGTTACATTAGTTAAATTATTATTCTCTCCATCGCTTATATTCATTTCTAAAGAAATATTACTTATTAGGTTGTCTCTCATGCTAACAGGGTTGTTTATCACTAAATTATTTTCTGTAGTTTGAGAATCAGCATCCACCACAACATACATAGAAAGAACTGCTTCGTTATTTCCTTCGAGAGTCCTAGAGTTAGAACTTCTATCCTCTAAATGAAATGAATTTATATCATCATAGGTTTTATCTTCATTAGGTTTTTTTGTGTATTTTGATGACATCTCATTTAATCTAATTTTTTTAGGACTAAAATCATAAAAACAAGTATGATTAGGTTGCATGACTCTAAAGAATTTAAACCTATCAAAGTTATCCCCACCATCCCATTCTGCTGAAGCGGAAGGAAAATCACCACTAACTGTTAAAATATGAGTTCTAGCCTCTTGTGTAGTGTCAATTTCATGAGATATAACATATAAAATATGTGCAGGGGTCGTACCGTTTTGACTATATCTTTCTTGGTTTTTAGAAGAACCCCATCCATGCGAACCACCAATCTTAGCAGTTCTTAAGTTTTCTACTTGACTACCTTCTTCGCCAACATATTGACTACCTTCTTCGGAAACTAAATAGCAACCTGTTAAATCAACAAAACTCAACCAGTATGCATTGTCGGCTATGGGTAGTCCACCACTCATACTTGTCCTACTACCTTCTGCATCACGAACTTTAAAATCTTTAAATGCTAAAACATGTACTTCTGTATTATTCGTTGCCTTATCTGCCCCAACATAATGTCTGCTTAATCTAACGGTTTCTGTCCCTGCACTAACAGCATTACCGTTCATTAATATTGAATCAGGATTGTCCGTCGTTACTCCTTTATATGCTTGTGTGAATTTAGGAACCTTCCCTGTTGGTGAATATACATAATTCGAAATGCTCTTATCGGAAGAATCTGTAAAGTCACCGATGAATCCTGCTGTGCTAGTAGCGGCTACATTACCATTCGCTACTGTAAATTTAGCCAAAGTAGACACCCCTACATTAAATGTAGCACTTACTTCATATCCGACATCTATTTTCAAAGTCGGTTTGAATCCTGCAAAAGCCCCATCAGCCGCATTATCATATCCTGCAAAACTACTAGGTTCATCGGTAGATTTTATTCTGTTGTAAAGACCCGCTTGAGTTAATGTCCTATCGCTTTTTATTGCGCCAGTAGTTAGCCCTAATCTAGTATGGACTAAATTGGCTACACTTGAAGGAATAGTCAATCCCCTGTGATTCATTATTTTAGTTCCTGCCATACCAACATCTACATTTGCACCTTGGCCCCCATCAATTTTGTATCTATCTAAAAATACAGGTATAAAGTTTTGAAGCATTTTATTATTGAACTTTGAAACAGTATATGCTCCGCTAACAACTGATGAACTATTAGTTCCTGCTACTGGGCCGACGCTATCGCTGCTAGCAACGCTTCTTCCAATATGTCCGTACTGAGCAAACACTGGGAAAGGTTGTTGAAAAAACCCATTTGAAACATTAGACAACGAATGGTTTGCTGTAATTAAACTACTTAGTTTAGAGTTATTGTCGAGGTCTATTGGTAATATTATAGTACAATCTTCATGGATAGTAGTAACATGAGAGATAGCAACAATAGACCATCTATCATTAAATGTGGTGTCACTATAGGTGGCATCGTCACCGCCGTAGCCCGCTTCTTCATTTCCTCTAATACCTTGAACATAAGATGAACCGGAGCCAGTGCTAGTAAGCCCCCCTCCTGCCAACCCTCTCATAGTACCTAATTGTAGTAAATTTATCGTTCCGTCAATTTCAGTAAAATTATTTTCAGTGTTATAACCTCTTAAAACAGAGGCGCCTACTATACTATTAGAGGAAAATTCTTGAGTTGCTTTCGCTATGAAATATAGTGGCATATAGTTACCAACCGGAGTAGTTCCCCCTCTAGTGTTTATTCTAGGCTGATAGTGGTCTGCGGCAGAACTAGTATCTAAATCAGTTTTATGAGCGTTCTCTTCTAAAACTATAGTATTTGTTCCTATGGATGCTACCACTCCAATATACCTACCTGCTCTATCTATTATTATGTCTCCCGCACTTAAGTTATTGGCACTAGAAGCGTTCCCTGCTTGGTCGCCCGTACTAATAGTCTTACCACTAACAGAAAGAATGTGTAATAGTTTAGAAGAACTGTTCAATATTGCACTAGAGTCATAGTGAGGATAAGTTAAAATGCCTATATTTTTATTCTTACTAGGCATATTTTCGGGGTCGAATTGATTAAAAGTAAAGTCATACATGACTTCAGTAAGTCTCATTATACTAAATCTTTTCAATTTATTTACATCTTTACTTGCAGAAAAAATATTTAATTGTTTATAGGAACTATCTAAGTTGGTGATTGTTTTGGTTCCTCCGATAATATTATCTTTAGTTTCGCTATATTCAGTAGTTCCTATATTCTCGATTATCGTTAACGAATAATTTATAATATTTCTGCTCTTGTTGGAATTAAGAAGACTATCTTTCCTAGTAGAAGAATAAGGCAATAAATCACTATTACTAAATAAAAACATTCTAGCAATCTTAGGGTCTAATTGTATAAATTTGTCTTTGAACAGGTGTGTGCTTCTAAGTTTAGTTGAACCAACCGTAGGTGCGCCGTCACTAACAGCATAAGGGGAATACAAAACCTTTGGAGTAAAACCTTCTCTATAAAAATCTCCGGTACCACTAAGAACAGTTGAGGCATTATATAGGTAATGTTGCCTACTTTTGCTTTCTAAAATATTAGGCTCAAACGCTCTATCTCCTAGACTAGAAGAAAAACCCCTAGATTCTAGTATCTTTTTGTTGTCAAATTCATAAAATTTAGCATTTATATTAGTGTTAGCCGCAGTAGCATTTACAGCATTTCCATTTAAATCTAATAGTCTCGCTTCGGATGTTGTGTCGGAACTAGTAAAATCTTTTCCTATTATATTACCAATAAAGGTATCTGCCGGTATTCCAGTAGTTTCTATCTTTTGCCCAATTCTAACAGTATCACGAAAGAAAGTATCATTTGAAGATAGGGTTGTCTTAAAAAGAAATTCAATATACGGGCTTCCTGAAAAAGTGGTTATCAAACTTTGTCCCACTATATTCCTTCCACATATGTCAGTTCCAATTATATTATTTTTCAAAAAATCATCAGTATATTGCCCTGCGTTATACCTATAAGCACTAGCATAATATTTTATTTTGCTTAGTTTTTCAGTATAAAATAATATATCATCGTTTTCAAATAGAAGTTGTTTGCTTTTATTATAATTTCCTTTTTCTATGTTCATCAATCTATAATTAGAAGCACCAAAATTAAATTGATAGGTTTCCATTTCGTCTAATTTATCTCCGGTACTTACTGCTTTATTGGATGCATTGCTTCCAGTGTGAAGAGTTCTTCTGTGGTGATACTGTGCGCCTAACATTCTATAATTTAAAACGCTAGTAGTGTTGAATGTGTTTGTGGTCTGTAACTTAGGGTGAATTAAACTTATGTTCTTGGCAGTATGTAGGTGAGAGGCATTTAAAAAGTTTAATTCATGAGTAAGTTTGGAACTTTCTCTAGTGGCGGCTTGATTATGATGACCCTCTAATATATCCACAACAGTTCCACTAGCAATAACAAAAGTCAAACTAGTTCTCGTTGAAGTATCAGTAGCAACAGCAGACATAGTTAGTGTTCTTGTGTCATCTATTGAAGATATAGTAGTACCCGCAGTAATCCCCGTTCCACTTATTTTCATACCAACATAAAGTTTAGTTGTATCTACATTTTTTATTTTAGTAGTTGAGTCTAAATCTCCCAGTTCGACTACTGCTCCTATGTTCTTATCTAAAAAAATCCTACATTGTGTTGAAGGAAGAACAAAAGTGGTGGTGCTGTCTGTAGCACTATTAGTAGCACTAGCACTCATAGTTAAAGTGGTAGAGCCTATTGAAGAAATTGTAGTTCCGTCTTGTATTCCTGCGTGGGTTCCATTTACTATCTCCATTCCATTAGACAAGTGTGTAGTATCTACAGTTAATTCATCATTACCGGCAGTTATAGATGAAAGTGTTATTTCAAAGTTTTTTTCTACTTGTATAATATTAGCCAAAAACTTTCCATTTATGTAGATTGGTTTTCCATGTAGGTTTCTTTCTCCTCTAATGTGATTGTAAGCAGATAGAGCATAATCACTATCAACCTCTATGTGCTGTCTACTTATTGAAAAATCATTAGTTGTCTTTCCTAAGTTTGTTTTAGAGAAAGTAGTGTCTTGAGTATTAGCGTAGTTCAAATCTACTCTACCTAATGTTAATGGATTATATGGTGCTATTTTGAGTATGCTTCTCTCCCCTCTTAGAGATTCTTTAGTCTCTATTATTTCAAAATCTAATAGAGTATTTACAGTATCAAAGGATTCATCATTGCCATCTTCGTCTTCTAGTATGGATTGAAAGTGTGAGTCGTTTTTAATGTTAGAAACTTGACCAATAAAATAACCTATTGCATTTTCATTCGTACTTCCACTACTACCAACTAAGTTATCTCCTTCTGTTCCTGTTGAAGTAATTTTGATTCCCGAATTGAAGAAAAGACCTTTATCGGAAGAACCACTCAAGGAAGTAGTAGACCCAACAAAATTATTGCTTGCCAATGCTTTGTTTAACACATAGTTTTTATTCGATTCCTTGAATAAGGTAGTGTTATTGGAAGGCATTATTTTGGTTTCTGCTCTTGAAAAATCTTCTAGTGTTATTCTCGGCGTTTCTAATTTTTCATTAGAAGTAGTGTTACTAGTAACATTTTGACTCAAAGTTATTGAAGTGCTATCCACTTCAGTTATGAAAGTATCATCGGGGATAATTGAAGAACCTAGCGTTACCGGAACATGCACCACTCGCTGACCAACTTCAAACGCACTAGCACCGGCCAAATTAGAAATAACATTATTATTAAAAGTCATAGATTCTGTTACCGAACCTCCGTCGCTTTTTGAAGCAACTTTACCAACATAAGAAACCATACCACTCTCATGTTTTATGTGTATTATGTCTCCTGCTGTTGCGGCATCATGCGCCGCTTTAATAGAATACACCACCTTACTATCGAATGTGCATGAAGCCGAGCCACCCAAAGTTGTTAATTTATTATATGGGCTTTGTGTAGAATAAACAGTGTCTTGAGAAAACAAAGTATTCTTAGATATTATAGGAGAAATTAATTTTCTAATGTTGCTTCTACCTGTCAGTTGGAGTAGAGTAAGTCCATTTTCTTTGTAACTCTCTAACTTTTCAACCTTCCCAGTCATCTTTTCTACTACTATTGCATATTGTCCTTGCATATAATCTAGCATGTTCCCTTGAGAATGATATACCGCTTCATTAGAAGTATTGCCATCGGAATCGAAATATGCTTTATCGGAAAAAGATAATGTTATTAGTTTCTTAGCAACATCAACTGCTGTTGCCGTTGCATATAAGAAAGCAAATTCACTTGAAAAGAACTTCACATATAGGCTTGTGTGCCTATTTGCTACTAGCGGAAAATCAGTAAGCAAGGTTTTATCTTTTTTATTGTAAGCCCTTCTTTCAAGAACACTGTCGTTTGCTAAAGTGTAAGAACTTGTAGTAAATGCATTAGCCGTTTCTAATCTATTTTCACTTCTAAAAGTAATATTTTGAGTTTTACCGCTAATAGATGCTATGCTTTGAACAATAACTATTCTTGTGCCAACTCTAACTTCATCGCCCACATTTAGATAACTACTCAAGTCGTGGTCTGTTGTTGTTGCATAAGTATTTCCGCTAGGGTTAGAAGTTATTACAGCACCTATTGTTTTAAACTCATTAAAATCACCACTAAATAATTGATGCCTTATTCTTAGGTCTTCGTTATCGCCCACTTTTTTAGTTAAAATTCTAAACGGGTCTGCTAATTTAACTTCTGCTAAAGTTCCCTTTGCTCCCATTGATTCATATAATAATTGGTCAATAACATTGTAAGATAGATTAGCCTTATCTTTAGAATAATCATATGATAAATATCTATATGGGCCTGTATAATCTTGGTCGCCGGTACCTGTTATGTCGTCATCTGCATCTCTTCTAGCATTAGTAAAACAAGCATCTCTTGTAAAAGGAGTGTAGGTGAGTAGTGATTCTCCTTCATTACTAGTATGAGTTGTAGGATTATCTTGGTCTTTGAGTTTATCAACTAATCTAGTTTTAAGAGAATATTTACTATAGTCAATAATATCTGTTCCAAAATCAGATATTGTTGTAAAGAAACTAGTAGCGGATAGTGCATCTGTAGCACCACTAATAAAATCTAACTCGGAATAAAATAAACTATATTTTTTGTTATGGTCTAACTCATTTTTCTTATCTAGGTTTTCATTAAAGAAAAAGAACAACGGCCTTGCTAAAGATACAGAAGGGGATAAAATGTTTTTTATTCCTAAACCCACCGCAACTTCTGTAATACTATTAGAAATAGGAGTAGAAAATAACTTAAATTTAGCATTCTTCTCTATTTCATTTCCTAGTTTTGGTCTAAATTCAAACGAATCTCCCCCAACATCATCTGTAAATTTTTCCGAAACTTTAGCAAAGTGGTGTTTGTTTGAATCATCGGAGTGTATCATAACAAACAAATGCGTTGTGTCTAAATTAACTGAATTTATTCTAATGCCCGTTTGGGTAGAATCATTAAAACATTTTATCCTATTACCTCCTGTAACTTCTAAATTTAAATGTTCTAATCCTAAAACATAAGTTGCGTTGCTAGCGTTAGCACTCGCTACTTCTGTTAATTCAAATTCAGTTGAAGAAATTATTCTTTCTATTCTCGCCTGTGTTCCAGTAAAACCAGTACCATTTACACTTTGACCGACATACAATGAATTGGTGTTACCACTTGATAGAGTAATCCTACTGCTATTTTGAGTAGCATTACAATTTGCCAATGTGCTTCTACCAACGGAAGTTAAAGTAATCGTTCCCGAACTCTCTTCTGCCACCATTACTCCAAAGACATCTACTGTTGTTGATGTGGTACTTACGCAAAGTTCGGGATTGGTTGGTACATCAAACGCTGTTTTTGTAAATGTAAGCGTGCCTGTTGCTCCCGAACCAGTAGCCTCTTTGCTCATAGTTATATTAGTGTCAGTTGTTATTGCCAAGACTATACTATTAGCACTTAGATTTGTTCCGCTAACTTTCATACCCACTAATATATTACTAGTATCTCCAATCGGTAAAACATTACTGCCCGAAGAGGCGGTTTCTGTAGTTTTCGTAACCGTTGTACTTGGTTTGCTTAACGCGACTAAAGTAGAAAATTCAGTCATATGTCCACCTCTTCAAATCTAAAATAAAATAATGTATCATCTAAATTAGGCAATAAATTATTAGTAAAGAATTGTTTTTTAATTGTATTTACCATAGACATTTCATGTAGTTCTCCCATAAATTGTTTGTTAGCAATAGCACTTTCTGTTCCTGTTCCATTATTGCTAGAAGCACCAATAAAGTAATCTTCTTGAGCCATAGAAAATGTATCACTTGTAGATATAGTCTGTTTCTTAACTAATATTCCATCTAAATATATTCTAACTTCTTTTGCTGATTCATTATATGAACAACTTATATGGGATTGGTTATTAATGTAAGAAGCATCTTTGTATGCTTCTATGTATATTTTATCAGTATTTCCAAAATCACCTGCATGTGCTGTTTCTAATACAATACTGACACCACTATTTATTGAAGCAATTGTCCCTACATAAACAAATGTAAATCCACTACTTCTTCTAAAAATATCTTGACCTACATGAAACCTAGCAGTAGAAGCGACAGGAATAGTTGTTGAACTGTTGCTAGAACCATCTGCTGTTCCTCCAAGAATGTGAGTCATTCTACCTTTAGAATTAAAACCCTCTAATGTTTCACTACTGTAAAACCATGCAGGTTCCGAAGTCGCATTAATTACAGTAGAGTCGGTTGTAACAGTATAATCTGTAGAACCTATTTTTATAGTAGTCTTTATTTTATATTCAGCAGGTTGATTCTCATTATGTACTGTTGCATTTACTAGGGCTATTGTAAGATTAGTGCTAGAAAATATATTCATTTCATGGACTAGCCTATTAGCAATTGGTAAATACTCATTGCTTTGAGGTGTAGAACTAGAAGCACTTGAAAATACTGCGCTCGGCATAGTTTTTTTAGTAACTGTTGTAGTCGGTCTTTTAAAAGTAAAAGTTCTACCCGTTGTTGAAGAATTAGTAGCCGCTTGACTAATAGTTATTGTTGTGCTGTTATCTATATTAGTTATTGTAGTTCCTGTTGGTATTCCTGTTCCCTCAATTGCCATACCTACTATTAGTATGCTAGTGTCCGAAATAGAATCTACTGTAGTGTTGCTATTGGTTCTACAGGAAACGGTTTGACCACTAGTATATTGTCCATATCCATTTATGTCATAGGGTGTAAGTATTGCTTCAAAAGTAAAACTACCTGTATGTGAAAATATTCCATAGGCTAAATTATCCGAAGTGCTAGGAACATTGTCGCTGTAATCTACTCTAACATGACCATTGCACATAACAGGGAAGATTAATCCCCGTTGTTTTCCAATAAGCACATCATACATATTATCACCTATGGTACTATAATTGCTGTTTCAAAGTCTAAATTAAATGTTAATTCAAATGCTTCTCCACTGATGTCACAACCAAAAGTTCTAATGAATCCTGTCATTCCTGTGTCAGTTTCAAAGTCGGGGAAGGAAGATATTTTGGCAGGAACTCCTATATTGTCTAAGGCGTCATTGTCTCCTCTTGAAGCAAAGTTAAATGGAACATTTTGACCTGCATCTCTAGTGCTATTACCATCAACCGTCTGTGTCCAAGTTGCTCCTGCGGCTTCACATGCTGTTTTATTTTTATGGTCACTTACACTACAAGTGCCTCTATAATTATAATCACTAGCAACAAAGGAAGGGATTAAAACCACCAATTCATTTACTGCTTGATTCTTAGCAAATCCTGTTGAATCAACTCCCGATGCAATCATTTGCGCTATTTCATGGGCTGTAAATCGCCTAAGAGTGTAAGTTCCGTTAATGACTTTAGTAATATTTTCATCCATTATTACTCCTTGTATTGAAATGTTTTTAGTTGCCATACCTAAATCTAATGCGGCTGTTATAGACTCACCCGTTGCTACACCGGACAAAGGAATAGGAAACGAAGGTATTGATTTAGAGACACTTATACCAACACTATTTACCTTTAGAGGTATAACATTCGTAGTCAGCCCATCTCCCGCACCATGATTTTGTATTTTCAAATATACTTTAGTCATTTTATCATCTCACAAATCCACTAGAAGAAACACTCCTATTAATTTTATTTGTTATCATATTTCCAACTTGGTCTGCTATCCTTCTTAATTCAGCATCGGAAGTATCTTTGGCGTTTATAGTAATGTTGATGTTAGTATCTCCCATCTTCATAGAATCACTACTATTGTGTACTCTACTACCCGCAGGTAACTTAACTAATTCCGGCCCACTCTCACCAACTAATTGTAAGCCGGAAGCGGAAACTATACCGCCACTGGCAAATGCCCCCTTTATCTTTTTACTAGACATACTCTTACTCAACGAAGAACCAACTCTATCTTTTATCTTACCAAAGAATTTTTTGGCTCCTTTAACTAGACTTACTTTGAAAACGAAACTTTTAGCAAAGTCTTGTAGTGTGCTTACTATGTCACTAAAGAAATCACCATTAGTCATATAATTAAGTAATTTAGCAACAAACTCTACAGGTTCTCTAATTATCTTAAGTAGCAGGTCGTTTATTTCTTCTTTGTATTGAGTATATAGGGCTACTAAGAAAGCCGCCACTAAAACAAATACTGCTAGTGGTAGTGCATAAGTAGCAAGCAACTGTAGTCCCATAGCAACCAATGTCTTTGCCATCCAAACTCCCGCTACCAACATACCTGCTTGAACTGCATACTCTATTACTGCGGCGGCGAAGGTAGGATTACTAAACATTTCATTGAAGAAATCTATTATTAATCCAAATCCTGCTACTAATGTAGTCCATGCCAATTCGACTAGCAGTTTCCCTCCGTCTATTAATAAGTCCTTTACCTTCTCTAACATAGGTGGTATTAGTTCAAATGCTTTCTCATAGTCTCCGCCAATAAAGGCAAAGGCTATCTTGAATATATCCATCACTACACTAAATACTCCTATAACAAAGTCTTTTATGTCGGCTATCAATCCCATTTCTTCTAATACTTTGAATATTTCATATGCGGCTTTTACAAATAATAGGAATGCTATTGCTCCAAATATGACAAATAATATCATCTTTTGTAAATTAGGTAATATTGACTTTTGCATCATATTGTTAAAATCCAATATCATCTGTTGATACTTCTTTCTATTCTTTGCTAATTTATACATACCCATTAAAGGAGCGAAAGGTAAAGCAAGAGCCTTGAATTGTTTAGGGTCAAAGAAACTTTTCTTTAAACTTTCAAAGCCTTCTTTTTTACTGTCTTTAGAAATGCCTTCTTGTTCTTTGGACATTTTTCTTTTTTCTCTTTTGACGGCATCTTTTACTTCAAGTTCAGTCTGTTCTTCGCCAAAGCCTCTTTCTTTTGATTTTTTTCTAGCCGCTTTTTCTGCTAATACTAATCTATCTTTATCAAAAGCGTGAGCCTTTTTTGCCATTTTTATGACATCTTCTTCTTCCTTTCGCATTTGCTTATGTTTTTCCGAAACACTATTGTAGGCTTTAGCCATAGCATAGGCTTCGTCACCTGTTGCTTTGAGTGCTATTTGAAATGCCGCAGTATCTTGTATTTGTTCTTTTAAAACATTCATATCTGCTTCTTCAGCAATTCCCTTTCTATAGTTCTCATAAGCAGCCATAGTGTCTTTCATTGCGGTATTAAGAGTATCGTAATTCTTTATATTCTTAACAATAGAGTCATTTTGTTTATTTCTTGCTTTAGCATTTTCTTGAGACGCTATAGAAAACTCGGATAAGATACCCAAGGCACCTCTTAGATAGTTTTGTACTTTCCAAAGAGGAGTACCGGAAACTAACCTACTAAAAATAGTCCATTTTTTACCGGCTGAACTTAATGAATTAGCGGCATCAGTTACTTCTTTAAATAGCCCTTTAAACTCAACACCCGAACGAAAGGAAACTCTTTCTAAACTTGCTAATGAATCTCCAAGACTTTCTATTTCTCTTTCTGTCTTTTCGAGGTCACTCATTAACTTCACCGTCTATTTCTTGCTTTTTCCAGTTCTTCGCCCTTTATTGTTTCAATTACACCATGAACAGTTAATAAATCTTTTACTAAACTAACTGGCATTTTATACACCTCTAAGGGACTTATGCTTAATGCAGAAGATAGAGTATAGACCATTATTAAACTAATAGTCTTTACATCGGAAGGCTTTCCTTTTAACGCCTTCCTAATCATTCCTTTTTTTCGTCATCCTCCTGCATTAATGACATAGGATTTGGTAGTATTTCTTTAATTTGATTGCCAACATAAGGACTTAGTTTTAGCATATCAATACTTGAGAGGGATGGTTCAGTTTTAGATATAAAATTATCCATCATATAACGATACATGGCATTTAAATCTATATCTAAATTCTGAGTTCTAGCGTCAATTTTCATAACAGAATTTAACGCTTTTTCAGTTTCTAACCATGTGGGTTCTTTTACCCACACTTTTAGATACTCTTCTTGGTCGGGTGCTACCTTAATATAATGTAGCGTAGGCTCTTGTAGTGCAAATAAAGCACTCTTATCACTTATTACTTTCTTTTCAGTCATTTCATCCACCTTCAAAACCAACAAACAAACAAACGGTGTTGGTGGAGTTTATATTTACTCAGCCTTTGGAGTTTCTTTTTTCTCCTCCTTGGCCTTTGTAGTTGTCTTTTTTGCTTGACGCTTAGGCTTTTTAGCCTTTTCAATTTGCGTCATTCTAATTATATCTTCTCTCGATACCATGCAAATCACCCCTGTAGAATCCAGTGTGTTTTCACAGTGCAAGCATTAAGATTTCTTGGCATTACTGTTGCTTCCACAACAATTGGCCCTTTATCTTCTGCAATAGGGAAATTATTTGCGCTAATAAAATAGTCTTCAAACTTTAGTGTAATCGTTTCTCCATTAGATTTTGTAAAAATTAATTCTATGGTTTGAGTAGTATCTTCCGAATCGTTTAGTAATGCGGTGTAAAGAGCATCATCTGTAACATGACCAGTAAATGAAATCTCATATGTTCTTTGTGCAGGTATAGACTCTTGGACATCTTTACTCCCAACCCCTAAGAATCTCCTATCTTGTAGATTATTATTCATGGTTAAAGTTAATGAATTAATCTTCAAGAAAGTGCTTCCTAATAATTTAAAAGTTCCATCGGAGAAAAAGAACGGTTCTCTAGTTTGGTCTGCATTAGTGCTAGACTCATAATTAACGAATGCTGTTTCATCAGTAACCCCTCTCCTAGCATCATAAACTTCATCGGAGGCTAAGGAGTGAACATTTCTTGTTGATAAATCCATAGTCATTTTAACTTCTTCATTTTCATTAGCGGTCATGGTTAAAGTATTAACTCTACATCCTCTAGCGATTTTAACGAAGTTTAAACTTTCATCGGTTTCTGTTCCTGTTCTGTACTGATTTGTTCCTGTTAGTTTAGATAGGTTTTGTTCCAATGAAAAAGACGGTAGTAAATCTCCATCTTGTTCAGTAAAAGTATATGTGATTGCCTTTGTTAATGTAGTCGAACCAGTTGGCCTATCTAATTTATGGTAAAAGTCTAATTGAGCATCAGTGGCCTCAAAAGGAGTAATAGGTGGACATATCTTAGTACCAACAGTTCTTCTAAATATTGGCCCTGTTTCAACAATGCCGCCAATAACTGCATCGTCACCTGCCGCAACTTCAGCAGTAGTCTCATTCATAGAACGAATCAAGAAACTATTATTATCGCTTGAACCGTGAGCCAAAGTTTGTCTATGTGCATCACTAGATAATGCAGTTGTCAACGCATCCGTGCTGCATGTTAGCGTAGTACACTTTCCTAAGAAATAATATAGCCATGCTCCATGATTTGCTACAAGACCTAAGTTACCTCCGGTAAAAGAAGTAATGCCCTTGTATTGATAAGTGAAGTTTCTTGAACCACCAAGAGAAAGATTCTGTTGTTTCATTTCAACTTCACTAGTTGGGAAAGTAGCACTTTCAAGAATACCTAACCATTGGTCGGAAAGTAGTCTTTTTGCTGTATCAACTGGGGCAGGAACAGGTGCGCCATAGGACTTAATTACAAAATAATCATTAGAAGCGGCTGAAGCAGAAGGACTAATAGTTACTGTATTAGCAGTATTTGATGTTATTCTATGAGTGGATTGTAAGGCATCACTTGTATTATATCTTTCTAAAAGACAACCTTTGTATAAATTAGTAACTAATTCAAAGTCGGTATCAAAAGTTGAACTTACTTGTATGATACTTTGTGCAGAATCGTCTAACGCTCCTCCACCACTTTTTAATCCTATACCTAAAAATAAATCATTTTCTGGTATAAATGTTATACTTGCCCCGCTTCCTAAAAATATATCTGTGTTTGCCATGCTGTTCCTCTCCTTCCTTTTACTTACTTACTAAGGGAGTGTTAATGCGAATCGTTTTGTTTCTACTGTTAATTTATAACCGAATAACCTCTTCGCTCTATCGTTGCTTTCGCTTCTTGAACCTACAAAGACTTGATTGAACTTAGAACCATCACTTGCGGTATAACCTTTACGACCTCGCTCAAGCGTATGACGGGCTATCAAGTATAAAGCCTTTAGCCTATCTTTTCCAAAGGCAGCATCCGTACCGGCTCTTTCATCATGTATAGTTCTCATGTGCATTGTAAACGAATGAGTTTCGTTTCTTAAATCAAAATGTATTGTTGGATAGGTTATGTTTTGAGAGTCTTCAAAGAATATTATAACATCTTTAGCCGTTAAGTCATATCTAACTCCCTTATTCTTTTGTAATGTTCTAACATCAACAAAGTTAGGAGTTCCTGCATGGTCAGCAGTTATTTTTCCTTCGTTGATTAATGTAGTTACAGAAGAACTCCACTTACTTGAAACTAAATCTATTAGTAAACTTACTTCATCCATTTCAAAACATCCTCCGCTATTTGTTTCTGCAATACTTTATTGTAAGATTGCATTGCATATTCAATAACTTCTTCATCACTAAAAGATACATCAATACCTAATATTTGAGAAAGTTCTTGAGTAGCCGCTTGTCTTTCTTTTTGTATTTCTACAAATTTTCTAAAGTCTGCAACTAATTGTTTGCTAGACATAACTCATCTCCTTAGTATGTTCTTAATTGATTTTGAAAGTTCATCACTCTTTCCTATTGGTACACCAGTTTGTTTTGGCCTTAATACCGGATTTTGCCTACGCCCAGTCCCTCTAGGAACTAACCTACTATTAGGATTACTTGAATTAGGGTTTCTTCTAACTAGTTGTCCACCGGCTCTAGGATTTTGTTTTGCTTGACGCTTTGCTTCTTTCTCTTGTTGTCTTTGTTGCTGTTGTGCTAATCTTTGTTGAGTTTTTTGTTGTCTAGCCTTTGCCTTAGCATCCTTTTTTTGTTGTTTAGGGGTTGTTGCTGTTCTTCCTAACTCCCGTAAATATTTTTCATTCATTCTTTTATTCTGTTGTATCAACTGTTGATTGACATTAGGAATTTCTTTTGGTGGAATAGGATTGCCTTGAGCATCTTTAGGTGGGTCGTAAGGTTGATTAGCAGTTTTTTCTCGATTTTGTTGTGCTTGTTGACTTAATTGTGCCGTAGTCATTCTTTTAGGAGGTGGGCCGGTTCTTTGTCTTTGCTGAGGAGTTGGTTGTGAAGCCGCTTGTGTTGCTTCTTGTGTAACTTTTCTTTGTTGTGCTTCTTGACTTAATTGTGCTGATGTTTTAACATTTTGTTGTGGAGTTTGCTGTCCCATATATCCTCTTTGTCTAGCAAAGCCCGCTAAGTCAGCAGGTTTTTCTCCTTGAACCGGAGGTAAATCCATCATAGGTGGAACATTTCTTGTTGCATCTACTACACTTGTAGCGGGTTGTTGAGTTCCTGTTGATTGAACATTAGGTTTTAACATCTGTTTCCAATTTTGTTGTTTAGGTGTTGCTCTTTGAGATTTTAGTCGCTGAACTGCCGGAGCAATTTGATTATCCCTTTTTTTTCTTTCCTGTTCTAAATCTCTTTTATATCCAATATTAGCCGACCCACCATCTTTAGTAGTGGCAACTTTAGCCTCTAACTCTTTTATTTTTGGATTATATCTATCATTAGCGGCTCTAATTAGGTTCTGTAATTGAGTTCTATCCATAGAATCTAAGTTTGAACCTGTTCCTCCAAAGCCCTCTCTTCCTAAGTAAGTGGCGGCACTCTTTCTTATTACATGAGAACGCCAATCACCAATAGCCATAGAATCACTCCAATAAGTAAACGAGGTCGCCTTTGCCCTTTAAGATTTCGTTGGCTTCAGTTGTTAAAATATCATACTTTTCTTTAGTAGATATATTACCACCAGTTTCAGCAATCATGATTGTTTGGTCATCGTGTCTTAATAATTCAGCCGCAACTAACATTGTTGTAGCCTTATGTATAGCCGAAGGAACTCTACCATCGCCTGCAATATAACTAACAATTATTGAGTTTTGAGTATGGTATGGATAATCTCTTAAGAAAAAGACTCTCCCTTCATCACCTATCTTCCAAAAACTTCCTAGTCTCTTCATGTCTTGCTTATCAGTAAAGGCTTCTGTAATAGTATTAGAGTTTTCACCCGCTTTATCTGCTAGCGTTATAGTACAAGCCGAGCCATCTTCCCCTGCTAACAAACTAGAAATATTTATTTTATTTCCATCATCGGGGTCTGTTGAAGCATAAAAGAAATCGGAAATAGCGATTGAAGAATCAGCCTCCGAGTTCTTGAATTTTTCAGTAGTTGCTCCTGTAAACTGGGCAGTTTTAGAAGGATATTCTTCATTGATTAAGTGGCATATTTCTTGAGCCATTGTCTTAGAACCAAAACTACTATTGAATGTATTATTAGCACTAGTCCCTCCTTCTCCTGTAAAGTATAATATCCATGAAGAACCACTATTAGGTAATTGTAGAGTTATGCTTCTTAGATGTTTATAATTATCACTATTCAAAGTAATACTTGCTTGTGCTGATGCCAACTCCAAATAACTATTACCTTGCCATACTTTAAGAGAAACTATCTTCTTAACTTTCATAGTTGCTAACTGAATAAAACCAACATAGCCACCATAATAAGTTTGCATAGGATGATTCATAAACTCAAAGTTATGAAATTCATTCTTATGTATAATGGGCCTATAAGACCTCTTTACTTTGTCATCAACAATACCTTCAATGTTCTTTATGATACTGCCAACTTGTGCTTGAGAAGGGAAGGTGGAAGAACTAAATGCAGGTATTTGTAGCATATCGGAAACTGCTCCTTTGTCTGTGTAGTAGCCTTTTCCTGTAGAGTAATCTACATCAATAGAAGTGTAGTCGCTTGGGGATGATGCTATTGCCATATTAAATTCCTCTCTCTAGTGTATCAACTCTACTTCTAATAGAATTAATAAATGTATTTACCTTAGAGATATTAGTTTTGCTTTCTAATATCTTGGTAGTTTGTCTTTTTGGTTTTGGAATAGGATTAAGGCCGCCACCTTTGAAGATGATTTGTTTTCTTTTAGCGTTGAATCTTTTTATTTCTGTTTTATTCTTAGTTGTACCTTTAGGATTCTTTTCTGTTTTATTAGTAGTCTTTGTTATTTTAGTCATGACAAATTCTATATCAAAAACATATTCTAAATCATTTAAATATCTAAGTAATATTTTTTGTAGTGACTCTTTAGGGTCATCAAATGAAACGGGACTATCTTTAAAAACATTCAATTCTTTTATTTTTTTATTTGCTTCGGAATATGTATCTTCTTCTAAACTAAACATGGCTTGTGCTTTTTCTGCTATTATTTTTTGCTTTTCAGTCGCTACATAATTTCCTGCGGATAGTGTACTTTCTATGGATTTATTTTGACCTTTAAAGAATACACCGTATGGTATTTTTTTAATTTCTTTAACACTACTATAGTCTATCCCACTCAAACCAATCCCTATTATTTCTTCAAAGGGAATTTTCTTATCGTCATCGCTCTTAAGTTTATTATGTAACTCAACTATTTCTTTAGCAACTTTATTTGATACCATTTTCTTTTTTGCTAAACCCATAACTTCGCTTTGTTCGGGAGCAAACTTAGAGCCTTCTTTTATTCTTCTTCCCGATTCAGTTTCTTTATCTTCGTAAATACTCTTATCTTCTAAATCTCTTTCAATGTCTATCATTTCTTTTCTAAGTTCATTGAGAACAGTTTTTTCTAAACCTTCTAACATCTTAGGAACACTATCAAGAAACTTATATTTCTTTACAGTTTCTTTATTATCTCTATCATATTTAACAGCCCCTTCTAAAATTAAAGGGTCTATCCTACTACCGTCTTTTATTTCTCTTAAAGTATTATTACCTATCTTATTAATTAAATATAATGGTATTTCTTGTAAGTCTAATCCTCTTACTGTAGTTCCTCTACTATCATCTGCCATTGCGAAACGAGTTTGGAATGTTTTTCCTCCCGAAGTAACTTCTTTTTTAGACTTAAAACCATCCTTTCTACTAGTAATATCACCTGCTTTAGTTTGATTACCTACGGCCTCAATCAAGTTATAACTTTGACCTGCTTTATTTTCTCCTTTAATGCTAATATTAGTAAAGCCTAACTCTACTAACTTTTTAAACTTAGCACCCTCTCTAAAATTACTCATTTCATTTAATGTAACTGTTTTAGTAATCTTCTTACCATTCTTAACATTACTTTCCTTTTCTGTAACATTATACAAACTATCAAAATAACTATCGTAATTATCAATACCTTCCTTTAATGCAATCTTAGTATCTTTTTCATCAGTAGGGGATTCTAATATTCTCGACACAACTGCCCTACTTAATTCATTAGGTGCTTTATCCATCAAAGATTCAATAGTTTTTATTGATTCATATTTTTGTTTAAGTGGTTTATTTTCAATAAGTTCTTTAATAGGAGTATTTTTTAGTTTATCTAGTCCCTGCTTATATGTTTTTTTATATTCATCCACTATCTTAGTACCAGTATTATACTGCTTGACTTCATCTAACTCCAATATGTTATTTATCTCATTAGCATTTTCATTGCTATCCCCTAACCTAACTTGTTGTTTTTTATCTAAAACTCCAACAACAACATACTCTTTAAAAAACTCTAAAGCAACTTCTTCGTTCCAATTTGGGATAGAGCCACCTAAGATGTCTACTTTCAAAAGACCACCTTCACATTAACCATTTAGCCCAAGCAGCACCTTTTTGAATTGCTCCGCCTAAACCTAAACCGCTTTGTGGAGGTTCGTAACTCATTTGTCCTTGAGCATCTATCCAATATGGTCTTCCATAATTATCTGTGCCTGTTGGTGGAACTGGATAACCACTACCATTATTCATAGCACCTTGCATTTGTTGATATTGTTGTGTGTTACCCGTTAATCCCGCTACTGCCATACCTGCTGTTGGTTGTGCCATTTGTTGCATACCGCCACCGCCACTAAATCCTTGAGATTCAAGATATTGTTGTTTTGCTAACTTTCTTTGATTAACAACTTCTGTATTGATTGCCGCATCTAATACTTTTTGAATATCTAACTCAATGTTTTCTGCGGTAATCTTTTCAAATTCTCTCATAGCATCGTTGTGTATCTTCAACATACCTGTTGTAGAATCTGTTGTAAATTGTAACTTAGCCAACATTTTGCTGACTACTCTTTCTACAACATCTTCCATAAGATTTTCCATTTGTGTTAGAAACTGTTGTCCATGATATTGAAAGAATTCTTCTACATGGTTTTCTTGTAAAGAAAGTAAGTTATTTACATTCTTAAATTGTTGGTCGCTTTGTTGTTGTACCGATGCCAACACTGTTCCGTTACTTGTTCCGAATACTCCCATATCACTCACCCTGTTCTCCTTTAATTAGATAATTAACTCTTTCTGTATTTAATTGTATTTCCGCCATCAATCTAACTATTTCCGCTATTTGTGTTTCTGCATCAGTAGCCGGTGTTGGTGGCGTTATGTTCCACCCCATGCTAGTCAGCCTCATAACATCTTCTTTAGTTAAGTTGTTTAATTGTTGTCTTTTTAACATATTAGGCATTTTTGCTTTAGGAATAAACGCTTTAAAATCTAACCCATGTTCATCTGCTAATATTTGTTGTTGTAGCATCTCCATTTGTTTATGAATAGCCGCATGCTTTTGACAGTAAGTTCCCCTTAGTGGTCTTCCTTTCTCAACATTATCTAGTGGTATTGGTGGCCTTAAGTAGTCTCCTGCTTCCCAAATATGGTGAGTTCCACATACTACACATCTATCTTTAAAGTTAAACTTGTGGCCGTATTTTAAGAAAAGAATTTTTTTCTTTTCCGGTAGTAATACTTTCTTTATTTCTTTCATCTGCTTCTTTGGCTTTAGCGCATCATATTGATAGTCTTCAATTGGCCCAACTGCCCTATATTGTTGCAGTTTAGGTAAAAAAGCACTCTTCATTTGTTGCGTCTGTATTAAATTCGGTTGCTGATACATCTTTCATTCCTCAATAATCCTTTATCATAGTAGTTATTCCTTTATACACCATTTCGGGGTCGGACTTAGCCGATACTATATATTTAAAACAAGGTATTCCCTTGTCATTCAACTGCCTCATTCCATACTTAAAAGGTTCAAATATTTCATGTTTGTCTATAGGGTTATTACTTTTATACTTCTCTCCCCACATATCATACTTGTTTCCCCATATTCCTACGGCTATTGGATAATCCGATTCTTTTTTCTTTCTACCCGAAGGCCACCTATCTGCTACAATAGTATCTACTAGAAACTTCCATGCTAATTGGTGGTCTAAGTTAGAAGGTGAATCTAAATGTCTATGGTCTATCATAAAAATAACATATCTTACTCTACGCTTCTGCATATCCTTAACCCATTCTTTCCAATAGATTGCTTCCCCTCCTAAGTCAGCACTCTTAATTGTATGAGAACTACCATCAATCTTAACATTCTTTCTAGTGGCTCTATGTAAACCAACGGTTCTATCCTTTATTGTGGGAACTTCGCCCCTTGTTCTAAGTTGATGACTAAGAGTTGTTTTACCAACCATAGTAGAACCATAAACTCCAAAGTTAATTGCATGAACTTTTTTGTAGAATCCTATTATTGCTTCCCCTACTAAAATAGCAAAGCCTGTCATTATGGACATATCAATGCCCCCAAATATCCTTTGCCCTCGCTATAAGCCATCCCATTATATTTATGTCAAAGACTCCCATTATGTTACCCACTAGAAAAGCAGACAATCCTAGACAGCCGCCCCAAAAATACATCTTCATTTTTATGAAGAACATATCTGCCGAATGCGCCCGACTTTGATTATATACATAGTCGGATTCACTAAAACCCATTATGTCGCCAAAGACCAATCAACCACAACCTATTGTTGTATTGTTGCTAGAAATTCATTTCCTATTGTATTGTCGTCGTAGTCTTCAGTAGCCATAACATTACCACGCCAGTTTTCTCGCCTTACTGTACCGAACTGCTTCATACTATCCTGTAGTTTAGTTTTGATTTGTTCTTCTCTTTGTAGTCTTTGAAAATGATTTTCAATTTGTCTGTCTAGTAGTCTTATCTCAATCTTATCATTTAGTGATAGGTCAAACAATGCTTTCATAACCATTATTGCCCCTACTGTAATAAGACCAAATAAGACAGAATGTGCTAATGCGCCGTAAGGAAATCCTAAACCGTATGCCGCATAGAAATATACATTCGCTCCGCTAACTGTTCCGACAAATAAAATTGTCATAACTAATCTTGTGTCTTGACTTAGTGCCGCCATAATAAAACCTCAGTTGAACTCGACAGAAACATTGGCCGTAGAACTTCCTACTTCTGTTACTTCCAAGAATATTCCACTTCTGCATAGAACCCCATGCATGTCATATTCTAAGTTGTAATGTCCTGTTACTGAATGAAATATTCTAGCCACTTCTGTTCCACTGTTATCTGTTCCATTGAAAACCTTAATCGTAACTGCATCGTTTCCTGCAATTGTTATTGCCGCATGTATGCTAATTAACTTAGCATTTTCGTTACTTACAATTGCGCTTGCGCCCAATACTCCACTACTTCTACAACCGCCTATGCCCGTCATACTATCACCTGTTCATTTGATGGAGAAAGACTCCACCTATTTAATGTAGCGATTACTCTTTCTTTGATTTTGAAAGAGTTTTTGCCTTTGGTTTAGGTTTTGGTTTAGGTTTAAGAGTTGGTTTCTTACGAATAACTTCTTTCTTAGGAAGTAGTTCATCTGCTAATTGTTTAACAGTTGAAATGTCTTTTCCTGTTTCCTTACAACCCATTAGAACTAGTTTTTCATTAAGTGCTAACAACTCTTCACGGTCTTCTTCGCCAAAACTAAAGAAATAATTAGGGTCGGAAAGACGAAGGACAGCCCATTTTACTGAGACTGTCGCTTCTTCTTTCCTTGTTATTTCTTGTTTTGGTGTAATGTTAAGCCTACCGATTTTAGAATCATCAGTTAATTTAACTGTTACCAATTAAATCCCTCAAAGATTTCCCCAAACTCGTAGTCTAACTGCACAGGCGGGGTCTGCATCATTAGCAACAGTAGCGTTTGTTCCGTCTAATGCCGTAAACATTAACGCTATTGATGTTGATGAAGTATATCCGCCGGTTGCGGTTGTTAGCAAAGATGGAACATGAGCGTTTGCGCCTTCTGTTCCACAGATTGTTGCACAATGAATTGTAGATAATCCAAAGTCGCTAGCAGGTATTATTGCACCCGAAGCAAGATGGGAAGTTACATCAACTACTGCATCAACCATGTATTCATCACCACAAACTTTAGGGCGAGAAACGCCCTTATGGTCTGCTAATAATGTTGTTGTGTGTACTTGTGCCAACTAAAACACCTCACTGTCCAATGCAAATCCAACTCAACAATTCATCTGAAACTATGTCTAGTGTAAGAGAAACTGTATTTATTCCACCTACAACTGAACTAGCAACAGGGAATGTTTCATCAATTGAATGAGTTGCTGCATTTGCCGCCCTAACTCCATTACCCATAGGGCTAGTAGTCATAATTTCAACAGAAGTCCATCCTGTTAAAACTAATTCCGTTGTAGCCGCATCTTCTGTAATTGTTCCAAAAGCCATCTTTCTGTTTCCTTCTAAGTTCATTTCGCCTAATATTACTTGTGTTTTTGCCATATATATCCTCTCCTTTTTTCCTCACTGTATGTTTGTTATCTTTCCTTGACCACGGAAGAAGGAACATCCTACTTCACCAATTGTTCGATACAAAGCCCTGTTTCCTAGAGTTCCTACACCAAATGGATTACCATTAGCGATTCCGTCTTCAAAGTATTGTGTAGGTTTCATTACTGAAAGCCACAAATGGTCTGTATCAAGGAATAATAGGTCACTTAGTTTTGTTGAAGCACCGCCAGTTTGACACATATCCTTAACTGGGATAAGTGGTATATCGTAGTAAGTAGCAACTCTAAAGCCCATTTCTTGGCCTTTAGTTCCTCTAACACCGTTTACTGTTGGTACGATTTCTTTTCTGTCCATAAATCTCTCTTGACTTTGTAACAAATCAGCAAGTGCTTGAATTGTATCATATCCAGTTAGAATAACCTTTGGAGAACCACCGGCTAATTTTAGATTTCTAATCATATCGTTAAGTCTTGTTAGGGTCAATGAACGAACATTTCCTGCGGCGTAGCCACTACCAAAGTCTACTTCTGCATCAAGGAAAGAGGCTGCGGAGAATCTTTCACTACCGTAGATTTTTCCTAGTGCGTTAGAAGCGGATGTTGTATCAGTTGCTAGAACTCCACCATCAATTGCTAATAGTTCTGCTCTTGAGGTAATAACCTTGTTTAGAGAAGTATAGTTGTTTCCGATATTTGGCATAGCGGCGACTTCACCATAATGTTCTAGTGGCATAACCAACATTTTGTTTTGTACTTCAGCATGGTGCTTACCCATATCTTCACGCATTTGCGCTCTAATATCGCCAATTCCATCATCAATTTGTGCCATTTCCATAGCAAGTTCACTGAAATCAAATTGGTGTGCAACTACTTTAGGACTCATGTTTAGTTGAGCGTAAGTTGGTGCAATTGGGCCAAGTCCATCTTGTGCTGTTGATAGTGCCGCATTCTCCGGTACACCACCAATCATATCTGCTCTTGGACTATCCGAACCTAGTTCTGCTAAGTTTTCTGTTCCACTTGCATCAACAGTAAACAAGTTACCGCTTCCACCGGAAGGTCTTGACTTTAGAACTCTCCATCCGCTAGAACTGTAAGGTCTTTTTGAAATCATTGAAAGAGCGTTAACTTCTCTATTCAACATTGACCATACTTTTTGTCCGTAAACAATATTGTAAAGTGCAGATACATCACTAACAGCACTACCGGAGAATGCCGGAGAACCATCGTGTCCTGTGTGTATTCCACCAATAGCACCGGCTTGCTTCAAAAGAGCGTTACCGGCAGGTAGATTGTTTATTCCATATGTGCTTGCTTCTAAGTCTGCGATTGTATTAATATATCCTGTCATCTTAAATTCCCCCTACCATCTTGTGAATGTCCGACCAATCCATGTTAGCCATTTCATCCATACTTGGGAGTTTTGCTTGTACTTCTTCTTGAGCCTTTAGAATAGTTTCCTTTTCTGTGGTCAATGATTTCCTTAGTTGTGTAAATTCATCTTTAAGAGAAGCAATCTCGCTAGCCGCATCATAGTTTGCCTTTGCGATTGTGTTTTCTCTTGATGTAACTTCAGTAGCGAATCTTGCTTGGAATGATTTCTTTAGGTTATCATAAGCAAGAGTTTCTAACTGCTCTTGTCGGAAAGCCTCGTAAGCCTTCTCGATGTTTCCAACTGACAAATCTAGTGTGTCAAATTCACCGTTACCAAAAGACTTTACTACTGGCATATCGGATGAAGTTGGTTTACCATTGTTAATTACAATACGGTCAGCAGGTTCTCCAATTTGGTTTCCTGCACCATCAAGAGTTCTTAAGTAAGCCTTTGCTTCCTCATCTTGATACTCGCCCATTTCCATGTCCCCTTCTTTATCAGCCAGTTCCATGTCTTCTTCGTCTTCTTTGTCCATGTAATTTCCTCTTTCCATGTCCCCTTCTTCATCAGCCATTTCATGTTCTTCAGTATGGCCTTTTTCATCTATCTCTTCTTCTTTACGAAGCGTATTTACTTCTTCTAGCAAAGTATCTAACTCCGCTAATGCTTTTTCTAGTTTTTCACTCATGTTTATGTCTCCTTTATCTTGTTTCAAAATATCGAACCTCGCTTCGGGGTTAATTCCTTTTTCGCATATAGTAATTTCATGCAACTCTAACTTGCTGATTTCATTATAATCACCTAAGTTTTCGTGGCTTTTCTTTACTTTTTGGAGGGCTTGGCCTCCTATGCTAAAAGACCTTAATGACCCTTTGCGAATGTTTCTGCCAACTTCCTTGGCTTTTTCTATATCGTCTCGTAGTTTAATTACTACAAAGAAACCTACATCATCTACTTCGGACTTCCATAGTCGCCCGCTAGTATCTCTATAAGAATCTACAACTTCTCCAACTTGAACATTGGAATGGTTTGTCATAACATTTCTAAATTTAGAGTCTCCCATAAATTTAGTAACTGCTTCATTAAGTGCCTTTAGTGTGATTAAGTCATTTTGCTTATCAACTATCTCTATACTGGCATAGCCGCCTATCATCAAATCGTCGCTTCTAGCCTTGAGGATGGAGAACCCATCATTTCTCGTTGCTAATACTGCCGATGACATTTCGCTCAAAAGGAAAAAATCTCCTTTTGATATATAATACACACGGTTATTTTAAACGATTAGTCCTCATTTGGAGGTAATTCAAGACTACTGTATTTATCTTCATAAATATTCCATAGTCCTCTATCACTATCAGTATCAGCAGGTTTTTGTTCATAGCCTGTCCATGCTAGCCACATTCTTTTTCCTTTAACTTCAAGCATTCTAACATGAAGTTTAGTTTCAAACTTATTACCATCTAAGAAATACTCATGGTAGCCTTCCTTTTGAACGCCTAATTTAACATCTCCACTGTCGATGACTTTACGCTTAGATATATTCTTAGCAACCATAGCAGGGAACTTACCGGCCTTGCCAAACAATTCAAAGATGTCATCTTTACTATCTAATCTTACCATCCAGTTGATGCTCTCATCGCCTAACTTCATAACAATATTTAGATTATCATCATCTCTAAGATATACCTTAAACTCACCACTTCTGTATTTTTCGGGAGTTTCATATTCTTTTTTAATGGTGTCCATTAATATCTTATCATGTTCAGCAAACAACTTTTTTGTTTTAGCATCAAAAGATATTCCATCTCTATTCTCAAACCAATCTTTTACTCGGCTTTCTTTACTTTCTAGTATGTCTTGATATTCTTTTTTGTGATTTTTTACTAAGAAATTATGAACAACTTTCGGTACTTGTGCGCCCTTTTCCTTTAAGAAATTAAATATAGCAACAGTAAGTTTAGATTGTTTTGTTTTCATTATTTCTTCTGCCTGTTCTTTCCACAGGTCTAAATCCATTAGTGCATTCTTGGCCATTAGATTGTCTTCTTCAAATCCATAGATAGTAAAACCATCCATGTCTCCTTTGATTATAATATTGGCTTCGCCGTGAATATGGTCAGAAACTACAATCCCTTTCTCTACTTCTTCTACATTATATTTCAAAGACTTATCCGTATCATTAATTAGCATTTGTAGAGTAACTAACTTGTCCGGTGTCTTACTTTCAGCAATTTCATTTATCTTTGCTGAATAAACAACTGGCTTACCCTTAACTTGTTTTACTTTATCAATAGAAACTCTAACAACTTCTCCGACATCTGCCGAAACCTTAGTATTAGTAGCACTACCTACATTAAGATAATTTACACCTTCTATTTTTTCACCATCTTCTTCAACTGGCCCCGCCCCTAACTTATAAGAAAAGTTAGAACCACTCTTTTTCTTATCAAGTACAATTAAATCTAACTCAACAAAAGGTTTCCATCTAATCCACTTGGGGTTTTTCTTTGTTCCTAAGTAGTAAGTTGATGTAGAGTCTTTAATCATAGCACCTTCAGCAGTAGGCATTTCCATAATCTTCTTAGCATACTCTTCAACATCCTTTAGACTATCAGCAACTCTTGTATCTTTTTTAGATGGGAATGTTAAGGCTTCACTAGAATGTATAGAATAGTTATTGAACATTATTTGCATTCTGTTTTGTAATGTATCTTCCATGAGATTTTCTTCGTTGTGTCTCATAATATCAAACACATGAATTCTAGCCTTGCCCTCTCTTTTTCCTTCTAAGTATTCTACCGCTTCTTTTCTTTTAAGAGAATCCTCTCCGTCAAATAAAACTAATGAAGCATCTAATATACAGTCTCCGAATTGTTTCTTTTTCAATTCTTCTATTGCGTCTTTACATTTACTAGATATATCTTTACCTGTATAATCATAGACTTTTATATTCTTATCTATTTTATGAAGTTGTATTCTAAATCCATCATATTTTTCTTGGACATAGTATTCTCCACTAAACCCTTTTAGTTCATTCATATCTTCTATTGTAAATATTCTATACATTGGTTTGTTAGGAATAATAAAATCACTTTGGGCTTTCTCTTCATCAGATTTCTTTTCTTTCAAGATAGTTTTTTTATCTTTATCAGTTTCATCCTTGGCTTTAGTTTCATCTACATCTGTATCTATGTCTTCTAATTCAAGCCACTCTTCTTTAGTGTTCTTAGATAAGAATATTAATTCTAGCATATTCATAGCGGCCTTCACCTTAGACTCCACTTTCTTAGAATCTTTATCGTCGCCATAATGCTCTATAATGTAAAGTGCAACATCATCAACTTCTAAGTCTAGCCCAGTTAAACCTTCAGTAATATCATCGGGCTTCATATCTTTAATTGAATATGCTTCTTTAGGTAGTGCTTTATCATCTTCTCTAATAGCATAGTGAACAAACTTAATCATAAGTTCGGGTGAACCTAATAATGCTTCTAATACATTACCTTTAAATTTTTTAGCGAAAGGGTCACTAACTTCTTCCGAAGAATATCTTAATGCTTTAATTCCTTGATATAATTTTTCAGCATTGTTTGTTGTTGGGTCGGAAGCATCTTTAGATTCTAGTAGGTCTTCCTCAATGTAATCCTTAAGTTCATTTGAAAGAGCATCGCTCATTTCATATGCTTCTTTAATTTTATTTACTGCGTTTCTCCATTTAGAACCGTATTCTTTTGGGTCGGTTCTTGCTGAAAGATAAGCGACTCTTGTTCTTTCAAAGAGTCTTAGAATATCTGTGGATATTGACTTATCCTTTTCAATAAGGAGGGGCATATAGCATCAACTAACTCTTCTTTCTCTTTCTTCGGGGGTTTCTAGGCTTCTTCTATATTCGCTATAACTTGACACATTTTCCTTTCCTTGTTTTAATCTAAGGTTGTTATGGTCTTTTCTATCAATATTAATTTCCATGCCCTTGAGTGCGTTTTCTAATTCCTTTAAATTAGGTGTTGAAGATAATGACGATGCTTTCCCAAAAATCTTTATTTTTCTAAGGGCATTTTTAAATTCATATTCAAGTAGTCTAACTGCTTTATCGTAGGCTTCATTATCTTTCTCTATTGTTCTTTCTGCTTTTTTTAAACTCTCGCCCGCTAAACCATACCCTTCATCTTTTCGAGTTTGATTAGTAATCTTAGAAGCATCTTGTACTTTAGGTCGCTTAATCTTAACTTCCTCTACGCTAGTATCTACTTCTTTTACTTGAGTAGGCTCTATGTTCATTCTCTTTTTTGCGCTCAATTCTTCTTTAGCCTTTCTTGCTTTTTCAATAGCAAGGCTGATTATTTTTTCTTGTCTTGTAACTTTTTCCGGCATTATTGTCCACCTACATTTTCTACCATCTTATGAATATCTTTCCAATCCATATTTCCTACATCTTTCAATGGGGAACCGCCAATGGTTCCGTTGTTCATTCTTGGAGTAGGACTATCAACAACGACAAAACCGGACTTCATTAGTAGGTTATCGTCATTGTAAACTGCTCTCTCTAAACTTTCTATCTTAGAAGTCAGTGCCTTGATTATCTCAAGTAGTTCTTCATTAATTGTATTTTCTTCACTCATCTCTTTTCCTCCTTCTTTGGATATACTAAATCTCTCAACTGTCTGTAAAGCAATTCATAGTCCTTACGAAGTTCGGTAGCCGAAGCGACTATATCTACATTCCGTTCATCCATAGACTTCATTTTCTTGGTAAGTTTCTTATCGGACTTAACTAGTTCTGCATCCTTTAGAACTTGTATTAATTCTCCTAACTTAGTGAAGTCTTGACCAAAAAATTCAGTTGGTTGTGTTGATTGTAGTATCTTCTTTAGACGCTTAGTTTGTTTTTTATCTAATGTGTCTAATATATTCTTTTTTACTTTTTCTTCTTTCTTTATGGTAAATTCTTTACCTTCTTCATAATAATCCCATGTCATTTTCCTTCCTCCTTTTCTGCTCTAATTTCTTCAAGAATTTCTCTTTCGAGTGCGTTTGTTTCTTCAGAAAATTTATTTTCCAATTCTGCAAAATCAGCAAGTGTTTCTATTTTATCTACTTCAGCCAAAATTCTATTCAAGTCCATTTCTTTCTTTAACTTTTCATCTAGTCCCATAAATTGTTTCATTAGACTTTCTAAGTCTGCAACATTATCAAATGCCTTAGAGTCACTTACTGTTTTGGTTAGTAGTATTCTTCTTAGAGATTGTGGATTTCTTTTGTAGTCCTGTATCTTTAGTTTATCCTTAAATTCAACTATTGAAGACTTTTTGATATTAACAAAGAAAACCTCTAGTAAACCAACTAGTCTTTCTTCTAACTCTTTAGCCTTTGATTGTAAGTTCTTCTTATCTCCTTTCAAATCTTTTTTGTTGGAAAATTTTAATTCTCTTTCCAACCAATTTTCAAACCAAGCCTGTAACTCTTCTTCGGATGGTGGCGTTCCTTTTTGTTCTGTAGTGGATGGTTTGATTGTGGATTTTCCTGTTTCTTTTGTAGTCAATCTATCCAATGCATTCTCATACGCTTGTTCTAAATCTATTAAATTATCTACGGATTTTTCACTTTGAGTTGGTAATCCTATTTCTTTCTTTAGATGAACTAAACCATCCATGATGTCTTCTCTTTCTTCTTTAGTCAAGAATATTTCTTTAGTAGAATCTAAAGATTCTGTCTGTTTGATTGTAGACATAATATCATTTTCTAAAGAAGTCACTTCCTCTTTAGTAGGTCTTTGACCTTCATCGACTTTCTTTGCCCTTCTATAATATTCTCTAATAATTTCTAAAGTTCGAGACATTCTTTCGATGAATAAGTCTAATGGTGTCTTTTCTTTTTCTTCTTTTGAGATAGTTTTATCTTTTAAGTCCGAGTCTTTTATTTCAACTCCCATAAAATTCAGTGGCAGTTCTTTGCCTTCGTTTGTTTTCATCCAAGCATCCCATTTAGTTCTAAGTTCTTTCTCTAAAGTTTTGCCGGTTTTTCCTTTACCACTTTTCATCTGCGCTACTACTTTATCATACTCGTCAGCGAGTTTTTCATAGTCTTCAGCAAATTTTGTTATGGCTTCAAAGAACTTAAGTAAATCTGTTTTAGCACCTTTGAATGCCTTGAATTTTTTTTCTAGGTTTTCTTCATATTCTTTGATGAATTCTGTAACATCTTCTTTTTCTTTTTTAGTGATGGAGACTTTACTTAATTGATTTAAGTTATCAATAAGTCCTCCCCACAATTCTTGTACTGCCAGTGAGTTTGGCTTTTGATTGTCCTTCTCATCAATTAGAGTAGGGAATATTCTAAAATGCTCCGAAAGAAGTGATTTAGTGTAGTTCTCCTTAGTCTTACTAGCCTTACCCTCCTTACTAAAAATTTCTATTCTTGCTATTCTTACTGCCCTAGAACCTTCCTTCTCTCTAACTAAAGGAGTTAATTTCATATCTTCTCGCTCGGTTCCTTTTTCAGTATATTCTTTAACTTCTTTTTCCCTTAACTTAACAGACTCTTTTGTATATACAACAACTGGAAAAACATTGAAGGTAGGGAGTTTTAATGACAAAGTAAAGTCGGGAAACATTTTTGTTAAATATTCTATAACCAAATCCGATATATCATCTTCTATATCAGCAAGTTGTTTAATCAAGTTAGCGGGTAGTGTTGCTTTTATCTGCTCTTTACCTGCCCTCTTTCCTCTAAGACCCTTTCTCTTAGCCTGTAACTTTTCTTTTAGTTTTTTTCTCTTTTCTTTACCTGCTTCCGATACATCGGGTTCATTGTAATCAAATGATGATTTTATAACAGTTTCAAGATTAGCATCAAAACCCTTGACTTCTTTCTGTAATAGTTGCAGTATTGCATCTATGGTTTTCTTAATAGTAGCATAGTCTTTAGATTCTTCATCGAAAGGAACATCTCTTAATACTAATTTTTTATCTTTATTAATATCATATCTTAGGAAAGCATCTACGATGTCTTGTTTTTTCAATCGCTTTTGTCTTTCTTGTTGAATTCTTTTCAAATCTTCTGCTAGTTCAGCATCTTCCTTCTCTCTTCTTTCTTTAATGTCTGCCGCTATTTGTTGTTGTTGTTTCTTTTGTTTAGGAGTTAGTTTAATGTTAGGTTTTCTACTAAGCAGTTCTCTAAAATCCTTATCCCTCATAGTTTTTCCTTGTTTACTAGGAGCAGTAGGTTCTTGAGAAACTCCCATATCCTTAAACCCTTCCGGCAATTCTAGTGGAATTTTTTCCGGCTTCTTACCTTCTTTAATATCTTTAAGTTGATGTAACTCTTGTATCTCTCTAATAGTAGATTCAAACTCTTGAATAAGTTTATTTCTTCTTGAGGTTTTTCTTCCTTGACCTTTCAAACCCTCTATTTCTGTCTTGAGTTTAGCCTTTCTTTTTTCGGCTTCTTGTAACTTATCTGCTCTAACTTCGCTACCTTTCATTACATTAATAACAGAAAGAACTGTTTGNAAATCACCTAAGTTANTTGAATCTAAATATTTTTTTGCGGCTATTCTTATTCTGTTGGGGTTGTTTTTATTTGTAATAGCACTTGCTCGAAAATCTTCTATGGCTTCTTTAAGGTCGTTGTAGTATGTTTTAGTAGTAGACATAGGAGTAACAGACCTATCTCCTTTGTCTTCACGAACATTATTTCTTATATCACGGAAAGTGTTGTATAACTTTTGTAATCCTTTCACTTTGTATTCAAGTACCTCTATTTTATTTTTAGTGGTAGTTTTAGTTTTTAATCTTTTTAGGTTTTTTANTTCAGTTTGAATTAAACCCAATGCTCTATCATAGGCTTGCAGTTGAACAGTGGGTTGTTTTTTCTTATTACCATCGGCTCTTAATTCATAAAGGGTTTCTTCTATTCCTTTATCTCCTATTTCAAAAGTATCTCCCAAAGCACGCTGTACTTTCTCATTACCAAGTAATTCTCTTAGTCGTTTTGTTGGGGTACTTGCTAACTTATCAAGACCTTCTAATATAGTTGCTCGTTTTGTTCTTATGCGTTCATCGTCTTTCATACCCAATCTTTGTAATGAAGATAATTTTGCTTCTACTTTTACTTTAGCAGTTTTTTTATATTCATTCATTGCCGCTACGACATCCCTATTAGGAATAGTAAGTGGCTTAAATTGAGAATCACTACCCAAGTCTATGATTAAATCTTTACCATCCTCAATATCTTTAAGGGCTTTTTCTTCTCTTGCCTTTTTATCTGCAATGTTTTTCTTTGCATTAGCAACTTCTTGTTTCATTCCTTCAATTTGTTGCTTGTAGTTTTCTTTTTCTGCATCAGTAAGGGGGGTTTTTCTTGAACTTTCTCTTAATGGTGTCTTCCTATCCAGTTCATCTTGTAATAATTGTATTCTGCCTTTTTGTTCGTCTGTGCCTTCATATCGCTCAATAACTTCTTTGTCGGTAAATCTATCCTTAACATAATTTAAGAAACCACCATACATTTTATTATAGGCTTCAACCATTTTACTTTCTTCGTCTTTATCCGCCACTTTGTCTCCCATTGTGTTTTTGATATACGAAGTGAGTTCTTCTTCTGTTTGTGCAGCAGTTTCTTCATCCCTTTTCCTAGCGGCTTCTTCTTTTTCATCAGCCTGTGCAAACTCAAGAGATTCTTTCGCAGAATTAATAGAACTTTCTAGTTTATCTATCTTATTTTGGATTTGTGTTTTCTCTTTACCTTCAGCATTTTTCAAAGAAGAATTCAAAACTTTCTTTTCTGTTTTTAATTCTTTTATACTTTCTTTAATTTTTTGAATAGTAGTTTTTTCGTCTTTCTTCTTTAGAAATAAGCCTTCATCTATTTCATCTACCAAACACTTCAAAAGAAAATGAAGGTCATCTTCTTTATTGTGCAAGATAGCCTTCATAAACATAGTATCGCCTCAAAATGGAATGTTCTCTTTCTTACCCCTACGCTTTTGTGGGGGTAAGATAACATCGGGAATATCATTAGATGCCTTTGTTGCTTTATGAGTTGTGTCCGGTGGTAATCCACCAACAGAAAAATCACGATTCTTTGTAATCTTTCTAGTTTCATTTGCATTCTGTGTCTTTACCTTTGCTAGTTCTTTTTTCAATCTAATCTCTTTCTGTCTTGTATCTTCTGTCATTAACCTGTCCTCCTTTCAGTTCGTGTATCTACATTTTGATTACCTGCATCTTGAGGTAATCCACTTAATCTTTTATCCGGCCCCGTACTCATAGATGGTTTATTCCTAGTTGTTGCCGGATTCTCTTGTGGTTGTGACATCATTTGCTCTTGCATTTGACCCATTTGAGAAGCATCAATATTAGTACCGGCATAAGGGTCGCCTTCTACCTGTTCTTCTCCACCTTCTTGTGGCTCTCCTTCCGTTGGTTCGGGTTCGGGCTTCTTGTAGGTAAAATTACCATCTTCATCCATATCAACCTCAAAACCTAAGTTCTTTATTGAAGCCGCAATATTAACTTCAATCTCTTTCTTTCTTAGTCCGGCTATTTCATCTTCTTCTTCACTAGGAGGAAGTTTAAGTTTCCAGTCAGTAATCCCAAATTGCTTAACAAGATAAGGAAATACATAATTGTTGTAGACATTTTGTGCCATTTGTACTGCTCTATTAGTGACAAGTATTTGCATACCTTCATTGTTTAATCCTCCACTTGTAGTATTATCAGCCATGAAGACTTTACTTACTCCATAGAATGCTGATATTCTATCTCTCAAATCATCCTTAACAGAAATATAATCCATTTCTTTTAGGCTGTCCATGAACTTAATCCATTCAACTGCTCCCTTTCCTCCTTCCGATTCTATTCCCATGACTGGAATAAAGTGAGGGTCTTGTTCCATCTTTTCTTTAACACCTCTCCAAAAAGAACGCATTGAATCCATGTTTCTAGTTTGAACTGCTAACAAACCTCTAGGCATTCTACTCTTAGTATAGGCTGAATTGACATAATTCTCCATAGCAATTAAAGTCATAATGTGATTGTAAAGTGTAATTACAGGGGAAAAGCCGTAAAGCCTAGAAGGACTATACTTACTAAAGTGTAAAACTTCTCCTTTTAAGAAATATTGGTCATCGCCCTTTGCTCTATTAACATAGTGTATAGGCTTCAAAGGAGAACCACAAGTTTCACAACTATCATGGGGTTCTGTAGAGATAACATCTCTATGATGAACACAAGTAAATCCTTTGTTGCCTTTCACTCCATCTTCATCTGCGTAAATAAACATAGTAACAGGGTCGCCACGATATATTTCTTTAATACGGTGCATTCTAATTTTACCATTACCATCCAAGAAATACTCTTTAACCATAACAATATAAGCATCATCCATAGTATTCAAATCATCTTCTAGTTCTTTTAGTACATCAATAAATAGTTGCTCCGAAGAATTAACATACCCTTCTAAGAATTTTTCTGCATACTCTAATTGTTTAATATCGGGGACTTTCAAATCAGTAGAGCCACACCTAGAACATTCTTGAACAGGTCTTGTGTGCTTCTTTCCACAATTATTGCACTTAGCCTCAAATGCTTTTTCCCAAACATAGCCTCTTCTGTAGACTTCTTGCTTCAGTTGAGTTATACAAGTTCTAACAATAACTGATTGTTGAACCATAGAGTAGATGATGGGGGCAGTCATCATGTAGTTATTTTGCCTTTCTTGAATACCCATGTTGTAAATATTCCTGTCGGCAGGTTTTGGTGTAGTACGCCTGAAAAGATTTGTGAAAGAGAACCGCCTTCGTTTTTCTGCCATAACAACTACCCCCGTTTACTTTGGACTATTCTATCTATTATAGAATCTTCGCAAAACAGAAGATTCACCATTTGACTTTATTAGCCCAGTAAGCGGCACTAGTCTTCCCTCTATTTATATTCTTTCTGTGCCGACTCTTGAATGACTTGCGCTTTGCTTTCATTCTTTTACTTTCGCCTTTCTTTGGTTTACCGGCTACACTAGCCCCTTGTTCTCCAAAGCGAATAGTTTTTGTTTTCTTGCCGTCTTTAACTACAACAACATGAGATTTTTTAGGATGTTTTGGTGTTCTTTTTGGCTTACTAAAACCACCAACACCGGCTCTTTTCAAAGCAGGGTGTTTCTTTCTTTTAAGAATTTCTTGCCATTTAATAATTCTTGGCCTTGATGAAATTCTACTCATTTCTCCTTGGTTAAGTTTTTTATCCCTTTTTGGATATAGAATTTTATAGATGATTTCTCTATCAGTCATGTTAGGGTTTTGTTGTTTCATCTGTCTAGCCTGATTCTGTTGTTCGGGAGACATGGCTTCAAACAATCTTACTAATGTTGGTTTTTTATCTTGGGTCATTGCTTGCCCCTCATTTGATTTTCTTTAGAACGCTTATCATCTTTAATCGGGCCACCTTTAGCCCATGTTCTACAAGACCTAGCCGAGTGGCATTTGAAATGGTGCATCCAACAATAACCTAATTTCCATCATCATCTAATTCTAACGGCATACATTTTTCCATTCGAGGAATAATGTCAAATGCTACACAATTACCGCAGTTAGAACCTTTAGCGGCATCTACCGATGTATTCCAAAAGTCTGCAATGTCTTCCCAATATCCTTCGGGCTTGCTTACATTAAGTGGGCCATATTGTATATGTTTTGCTTTTATGGCGGCATTTCTATTCTTAGTGTTTAATTTCAAATCCTGTGTTGCTCTAGGACAAGTGAGTTCCTTTAGAATAATATGCCAACTCATAATATCATCTCGGGCTATGTGTGTAGATGTCTCCATCTTTGTGCATGAATATTGCTTTCTTTCTTTTCATAGCATCGAGAACTCTTTTTAATTCTTTAAGAGGGGCTATTGCTTTTAGATTTTTCATACCTAATGCTCCGCCTTCTTTTTTAATTTCAGCAAGTATTTCTTTTTCTATTTGAGCATCGGACTTAACAGCCTTTCTAGTCCTTTCATTTCTAAGCATAGCAAAATCCCCACCATCAATTTTACCATTTTTGTTTCTATCTAGTTTCTTTTGTTTATCGGATAGTGCTTTATTGGTTTTTTCACTACACTTAGCACAACCACAATCCATCTTCTCTCCACTATTACAGTGCATTTTTAGTGTATCTTTCCAACTCATCTTGTGAATCCCCTGCCTCTACTTCTCTTATTACCTTTTCTTCTCTTGTAAGTTTTACATGCTGAACAAGTCGCCCTACATCTTTGTTTAGTTCCCTTAGAAGCATCTGTTCTTCCGCAAGGTTTTGTTCCTTTCTTATCATCTTCACAAGATTGACAAGAAACCCAACCTTTCTGTCCATCTCCGCCTCTTCTTGAAAACCAACCGTGTAATCCCGATTCTTTTTCTGCCTTGAAATTATCTCCACCTTTTAAAATTTCCTTCCAAGACATAATATCACTTCTTTTTCTTTTTACCCCAATTAGCCGCACCGACATTACGACATTGGACTAAAGCACCACTACCATAAGCAGAAGGCCATTGTCCACCATCTTGAGTATATTTTGCTTTTACCTTATCATAGCATTCGGGGTCTTTTGCTCTTGAAGAAGATTTATTCTTTTTCTTTTTCAATATTTCTTGCCAACTCATGCTTTCACCTCCATAGGTTTACCTGCTCGTTCCCAACACTTTTTACAAAA